ACATTTACGCTATAACTAGACACGGACATTTCTGGATTTGGTTCTGGATTCTGATTTGAGATTTCACTTTGCATATGCTTTAATGAATACAACATGTAAGATACTAAAATATTCAATTTTTACTTTCTAAAAAAATCTAATTCATCAGACAAATGCTATTCACTACCTAAATTTTGTGGGTGGATTGGGTGTCAACTCAATCCATCCACTATAAAATAATTATACAATACTAGAATGAGATAAGCTACCCATTTGTATCATTAAATTTTTTTTCCTTTTTAATCTTTTTTTAAAACAATTATCAGAGCATAGCTGCCATATAGTTAGTTTTTTCTTTTGTAAATAAAATATTAATGTTAACTCCAGTATAAATATAACTAATAAAATATAAAATACCAACACAAATGTGTTGTGATTATTCGTTATATATAGAATAAAAGAAGTAAAAAAATCACTATCATTATTGACAGTGTTTTTTTTATTTATGGTATTGTTCGTTAGACTAGTATTAAGTAGGGTATTATTCATCTTTTAAATTATATTTTTTTATCTTTATGTTCTTTCAACAAATTGTGAGCGACACATTGGGCATTTTGTTATTGGATTACCTCCTTTATATGCCTGACCATAGCATTTCCAACATATATGATGAGCACACGTATCGCTTTTAACCATATTGTTTACACTAAGAGTCTCATAGCATATAGGACATTCCAGTTCCTGTTTCTTTTTACAACAAAAGCAAACTTCATATCCCTCTGGATTGTATTGATCGAAGTCTCTAGTGCACATACCCGGACAGCCCTCCATAGGACAGGTTTTCTTTTTCAAATCTTTTTCTGTCGATAATCGGAATGCTTCCATCGCTAGGTTCTTTTTTCTAATCTCTAATTCTAATCTCTCACATTCTTGTTGCATTGCATAATATGTCCCCGCGCCCATATCGACATCCAAATTTTGTGAAATACAATGATTGCGGAATGCTACTTCTATGCTATCCGCGAAATGCAACTTATTGGTTTTAGACAGCTTATCTAGGCTTGTCCATTTATACTTTCCGTAGTGTTTATGGCATATACACATACTTTGTCTAAGGCGTGAAGTGAGCGAAGTTAATTCTCGTGGGTTGTTCCTACTTCTGTTAGTGCCGACGCATCCACTAACAAATCTTACCTCACCTTCGATTTCTTCACAGGCTTCGTGGCGATCATAGAATTGCTTTATAGTTAACATTTTGATTGACATATTTAGTTTTAGTGCTGTGTAGTATTATTGTATTTGTGTTTTATATATTACGTGTAAGAACCTATCAACTTCAATTTGAAAAGAAAAAAAGATTCTCCCTCCTAACTCCCTGCTATTTTTTCTTTTTGTTTTATTTATTTTTTTATTTGTTTTTTTGTTTTATTTATTTTTTAAATTTGTTTATACTTCGTCGCATCCACAGACGCGGACACGGTGCTGATGTTCTGGTGCTACCATAGCCCTAATCTTGTTTTTACGAGCATCATTGTAATACGCACCATCTACCAACAAGATAAATACCTTATCATCGTCGTGTTGTGTGGCGTAGATATTTGCCTGCTCGATAAACCGTTTGCCATCATCACATTGGTTGTCTTGAGCACCACCCTCCGCACTGGTGTGTTTAGCGTAATAATACTCATTGTCGCATTGGAAGTCGATGCTCTTAGTAGAGTTAGACCCAGAGGGTTTCTTGCTAAGACCAGATACCATTTGACCATCGATAAGATAGTGCGCTTTTTTGCCGCCACCGGACATCTTTGTAATCGCGGATTTATCCTTAATATCACGCAAATAGTCGTGCTGAAACAGTTCTGCGAAGTTTTGTTTTAAGGGGTCTTTTGCATAAGAATAGGCTGCCACATCATCCTTCATAATACTCATTAAGGATTGAGCACGACAAATCATGCCGCCAGTCCTCACACAAGCATTGTCAACTTTAGTCGATAAATCCCCACACTCCTTAACAAATTGTTTTGGGGTAAACTCAGGAAATTCAGTTGCTGGAGCATTGTTGTGCACCGCTCGAGCTATCTCTTTTACGCGATTGATGTTGGTTTTCCACGCTTGTTGGATAGCCTTTTCAAATTGTTGATTAAAACTCATATTGTGTAATGTTGTTTTGATTCAGTTTGTTTTGATTCTTATAGTTGTTTGATAATATCTACATGTAAGATATGTTTTTTTTCAATTTGTTCAAAATATAAAATATTTAGGATAACGATTGAAATATAGATTTTTTTGGCAACGAACAATATCCCCACACACAAGTTTTCGCGCGGGAAAAGGCTGGTAAAGATAGTGGAAAATATATTATTAAATTCCTCCGATTAATTTTATAATTTAAATATACATAGATTTCATATTTTTTAATTGGCATTTCGAACAATAACGTTTGCATAAATCATCGCTGCTACACGCGGAATCCAACACCCAATCATGCTTACAAGTAGTCCATAATTTTTTATTTAATTCTTTTTCCATTTGGATTAATTGAAATACTTTTTTTTGTAATCTGTATTTTTCAATCTCAATTTTTGATTTTCTCTCCAAAATATTTTCTACAGACTCATTTTCATATGTTTCAACTTTAAGTACATTCATTTAATAATATAAAATATATATGTTTATATTATTATTCTTCTTTTTTTATAAGTAATTAAATAACCATAACTCTACGTCTTCTTCTAGGAGTTCCCGGCAATATTTTTATTACAGTGTTTTCATATTGTTCTTCAGGTTTTTCCGTTTTTTCTGGTTCATCATTTTTTTCTGGAATATCAATCATTTCGATGTCTCGTTTTGATTTAACTTTACCTAGTAATAATCTATGATATGGGTCATCTGGACGAGTAGCATATTTACATTGTTCTTCCCATACTATTTGCTGCGCTTCTTTATATTTCAATATGTTAATCGATTTAGCTTGTTTACATACTGCTATTTGTTCTGGTGTTAATCCATAAAATTCAACACTATCTTCTCTCTTTTCTTTTCTTTTTTCCCAATCTTCAAAAAATCCCCACCATTCCATAATAGTCATGAATTGTTCACCATAACCACAACACAAACAATTTATTATCATTTCTTCTATATGTTCTTTTAACCAGCATTCCCACCCAACATAAAAAGTACAACTACATATTAATAAACCACCTAACGAAATTCCACCTAAAACCAAAATATTATTAAAATCAATTTGAAAACCTGTTTCATTTCCTTTTTTATCATTCGTATGTTCTGATTCTTTTTTTATTATTATTGAAGAGCCATTGCTTTTTTTCGTCCATTGAGTTTTGTTTATAACGTTTGTTTTATTTAACCATCTGGTTTTGTTGAACCATCTTGTTTTGTTGAGCCATCTTGTTCGATTGAACCATCTTGTTTTGTTAATCCACGTTATTCTTTCCTTATCAACCCATCTAATTTTATCTTTATCTATCCACCGCGTTTTATTAACAATATTGGTCTCATTGATAATTCTAATTCTAATTTGATCTATCCAATTTGTCTGATTTATGATATTAGTTTTATTTTTTATAATGATTCTTGTTATATTAAAATACTGTTTTAATTCAGGTATATCGTCCGGTTTCGATATATATTTTACACAAATGGGAAGATGATATTTATATTCTCTTGTTGTAGCATTTATAGTTTCCCGACAGGAATGAGTTGTTATCATTGTTATATCTTCTTTATAATATGTGTTATAATAACTACTTTGAAAAGCAACACATTTATCATTTGGAGCAAAATTATATAAGGAGAAGCTAATGGTTGGGTTTGTATATGTTGATTCGCAAGAAGACATTTCCCAATCGACATCATCGCATATATATTTACCAGATCCGCCACCATATCCTCCATATCCCCCATAAGGATTAAATGGTCCACCATCACACCATATATTGTTTTGATTCCAAGTTGAAATTACACGTGCTCCCGTGCAGTATACACCAATGCCCATTTCACAATAAAATTTTACTTGTCTATAATTACAATTACTACATTTACAAGTTGCACCTCTATGAAGGGGACACAATACTTTTACATTATTACAATTAGTATTATCTACGCTATTTTGACTTTGACTACCACATTTTAACTCAAATTTATATCCTTTCCGAATATTTCTGGCGTCAACTATCAAATTATTTAATTGACCTTTATTGTGTCCAGAAGCTTCAATATAACAATTGCCCGTGTCGCAATACAGGGTCGTCATATTGCAAGCATTTTCATTTTTACATTTTAAGGTAATATTTCCATAATATGTTTTGTTAAATCCAACATCATAATTTTTTATAGTTAATTCTGTATTTGCATTCGAGGTGGTAATAAGCATTTGAAACAGAAATAATAATATCCTAAATAACTGCATACTTAATTATAATATGTAGTTATTAAATTTTGCGAATTTTAATTCTCTAGATAATATATGCCAAGGGAAAATTTACTCGATTTTATTCTCCTACGTTCTATAGGGGAAATTAAAAGATTTAGAAATAAAAGAATTCTTATATGTAGACCACCACGCGATTTGTGTTGGTGGGAATGGAAATCCGGAAAATTATCTTAAACTTTTACATTTTTTTACTCCCATAATAAATTTCCAAAAATTCCAAGTGTTTCGATATTCGTGTTTCTTTTCCAAATAGTATTTGAAAAATCCTAAGCAAATAATAATCATCGACAAATAAAATAATCCTATTTCTATTTGTTCCAATGTTTGTTCAAGTTGTTGTGTTTCTCGTTTTTGTTGGTTGTAATAATCTCTATAATTTGAAATAAAAAATATCATCATAAATATTATACTAACAACTATAGTAGGAAATATATCCATGTGTGTGAAAAAATGGTATAAAATCCACACCACAAATGATTTACCTATGTCATGCATTGGTGGATTTTTATGGTCTATTTTGGTAAAATTAATCGTAAAATAAATAATAGCAAATACAATAAAATGTTTAAACCATTGTGTATTTAATAGTTTTTGCGTTTTACAACCCAAAGTTTCCGCGGTAAAATTACCTGAAACATTTACCAACAATACCCATAAAGCTATTATAATACCAAGTATATTTTTTGAATGTTTTCTATAAACATCGACAAGTATCATATATATATAATTATGATATTTATCTATTGAGATTTTAAAAAATGTTTGTTCATATAACGTTGTAAATTAAAGAATGTTATTTCATCCTTATTCTTTGGTTTAAGCAATGATTTTAAAGCTCCATTGGGAACAATTACTCTTTTGTTTTCGGATGATTGCAAATTATTTTCTTTAATATAACTGATAATGTATTTAGTCACTTCTGTTCTTGCTGCTTCAGATTTCAAAGGTTTATTCATAAATTTACATAAATCATTTGAAATTTTTGTTGGAGTTGCAAAACCCGACGGTTTTCTATTGCCTTTATTTCGGTTTCTAGCTGCTTCTTTTTCTAGTAATTTAATTTTTTTATTTACTATTTTTTCTAAACCTTTCACTTGTGAATTTAATGTAGTCAATTGTAATTTTAAATTTTGTATAGAATTCAACAGTGTTTCAAATTCACATTTGATTGTGTTGTCTTTCGATGAATTATCATCAATTAAAGTCGGCGGGGTTGCTTTTTTAGATACCATTATGTATCTACATACTGGAAGTATCTTTAAATATATTTTTAATGAATATTTATTTATAATAAATAAAGTCATTATGACAAAACCTTATGGAACAATTAGATAAGTATTTAAAAATAATAATATAAATTAAATATTATAATATTATTGTGTTAAACTAATTATTGAGAATAATTCGAATTTTTATTGGAACCACGTTGTTGTTTTTCCATCACCCATTCATCATTAGAACTTCCTTCTCGAGGACCACTCCCACCCCTACGCGTCTTAGTTCCTTGACCTTTTTTATTTTGATTGTAAGCTTGAGTTGTTTTTCGAATTTCATGGCGGGTTTCACACATCAACCACCCACCATAAACTCCTCGAACATCAGTAGCCTGCCAAGGATGGTCAGTATTTTCTGTTTTCTTTACAGAAAAATGAACATACTCACCCTGAACTAGATATTTATATTGCTCGGACGCAACATTTACACCGGTATGATGAACAAAGACGTCTTCGCCTTTTCTATCACCATCCAAACACGTAACAAAACCAAAACCGGCTTTGTTATTGAACCACTTTACGCGACCGAGGTAGCGCTCACTTGAACTTGCACTGTCATTTGACATTATAACTTACATTGTTGGGAAGTCTTTATATCGGTTAAATTTATAATATATAAGTATTATAATAAATTGAATTTATTTATATATTACATGTAATATACAATCCAACTGAATAATGCCACCTTCTGCTGCTACACCGTTATCATTATTACCAAATATGTTGAAAATACAAGAATACTTAAAAAACCCGGTTATCGCCGCCACTACCACTATAGTAGGCGTCGCAACATTACATTATTCATTTGTAATGCTGTATGCATATTTATGCATTCCATCTGGAATTTTCGGAGCATTTTGGAATATCGTTTCATTAGGCTCACCATTCTGTTATGCACTAAATACAATTCAATTCAGATTATCCGAAAATTATATTACCATATGGACAGGGGTCGTTATGGCAATAGTAGGATGGTTTGTCGGTAAAATAGGAGTAAAAAAATCTACATAATATTGCAACCAAAACTACTATTTGTATTATTAAAAAAAATATTTCTAAAACATTCACAACACATGGGTTTTAAAGTAGCCCATTCCAAATAATTTACTTTTTTAATACCACGTTCCCATTCTAACACACAATTACACTCTTGACAACTCTTATGTGGATATGACCTCAAAAAAGTAAATATATATTTACGCAAATCATCGATTTCAAATACAGTTTCTCCAGCACTCATCTACATTATGGTGTTATTATTTTACAAAATAACTTAGAAAGAAAATGCGTTTTTTTACCATATGAATTGGTTAAATTACACCACAATTTTTGTATTTTTTTGGCAAATATCAAATTATGTATTTAAACTTTTTTTATCCGGATTAGATAAACTAGGTAGAAAAAGAATAATTAAAGATCGTATTGACGACGAAGATTATCTAGAACGATACTATTTATTTTTAAAAAATAGAAAAACATTCCCATTCAACATTTTTCTTCATAAATTTCTTAAATCCGATGATGAAGAATTACATGACCACCCTTGGAGTTTTACTACCATCATTTTATCTGGTGGTTATTGGGAACATTCATTATATGGAAAAACTTGGTATGGACCAGGGAGCATAATTCATAAACAAGCCACCGACTTGCATAGACTCGAATTAGACCCCAATGTTTCTAATACATGGACATTATTTATACCTGGTAAAAGATGTAGAAATTGGGGATTCCAAACACAGAATGGTTGGGTAGAAGAAAAAAAATATTTAGAAAAAAGAAAAAAGAAAAAAGAAAAGTAAGAAATAAATTGAATTAATTATATTAGTATACAATATAATTAATAAACGATATGTCCAGATTTGCTACAGACGAAATACCCGAACAATTATATAATGATTTTATCATAGGTTTATTGGAAGGAACCATTGGTAAATATAGAAAAGAAATGGCGGAAAAATTTAAAGAAATAGCCATTGATTTAAAAACAGAAGAAATTTCTTCTACTGATTTATTACGTAAAATGTATCAACTTTCAATTGTATATAAAAATTTAATCGAAAAAAAAAAGATGCAAACGAAAAAAAACAATCAAAATTCTTGTATGTTAAATTGAAACAATATAAAAATTTTTTTATATTAATATATAATGGAAAAATTTATTACTAGAAAAACAAATCCCGATATTAAAACAAAAAAGAAACCCCAAATTTATATAAATGTATACACAGACGGCGCCTGTATAAATAATGGTAAAAAAAATGCTAGAGCAGGATATGGTGTTTATTTTGGTGAAAATGATCCCAGAAATACAAGTGAAAGTTATAGAGGAAAACAAACAAATAATGTAGCGGAATTACTCGCAATCATAAAAGCAATGACAATATTAAAAGATAATATTGAAAATGGTGATAACATTAAAATATTCACCGATTCCATTTATGCTATGAGATGTTGTTCCTCATATGGTGAAAAATGTTACAAAAAGCACTGGTCAAAAGGTAAATTAGGAAATATACCCAATGAAGAAATAGTACAAGGTGCATATATGTTTTGTAGAGAAAATGATAATGTCGAATTTATACATGTTTTAGCTCATACTGGAAAAAATGATATACATTCTATAGGAAATCATCACGCAGATAGATTAGCAAACGAAGCGTGCGGTGTTACAGGGTGCCCGTATGATAATAGAAAAAATAAAATTTATTTAGATGTTCCATTCGATGAAAAAAATGAAGCCAAAAAAATGGGAGCAAGATGGGAACCCGGAAAAAAAAAGTGGTATATATTTGATAACAACAAATATAAAACACAAATGATGGGAAGATGGGGTAGTTAACGTTTACAATTACATTGTTTTTTATTATTCAATGGGTCAGCTATTGCTAAATATTTAGCCCATCCAAATGCTGTAATAAGCCAACCGATAAACAAAGCATATATTTGATATTTACCTATTTTTGGTTTATTATTTTTAAGAGGGCTTATTATAAATATCAATTTTACCCACGCCAATGTAGACCCTATTATAGCTAAAAATAGTCCCAACCATTGATTTTGTGATATAGAGTTTATTGTTTTATTGATATGTTCATTCATATATAATAAAGTTAGTTTATATTATTTTTGTATAACAATAATATAAATGCCAACATATAATTTATTACCAAATAAATTCTCTTCTAAAACAATCAATCGCCGTGAATTTGATATATTAAAAAAATTAGTAGTACAAAAATCTAAAATACCAATACAAGAAATAAATGCTTTATTATTTACGCATATACACGCTATTGGAGAGTTTGATTCAGATTTTAATATTTTATTAAAAAAAATGCAAGATGAAATAAAAAGATGGAAGCGCTCAAAAATTGAGTGGAATTTCCAAAATTGTAAAATTATAATTCTGGTAAGAATGCATTTTTTAAATCTACTATCTGATGTTAATGTATATTTAGATACACAACCATTCACAAATCCTATAAAATTAGAATGGTGGCAATATAAATATACAATACCAAGTATAATGGATACAACACTAGATTATGATAAAAATTATTATTATGTGGTTCCATTTCCAGCCGAAAAATTTAAAGAGTACGAAATGTGGGAAAATATGAAAGAACAAAATATAACATATAAACATTATTACTTCAGTGTTTATTTAACATATTTATTTAATTATACAAAGATGCATTATTATGATTTACTTATTTTAATTAAAACCCGATTACAAGAATTACAAGAATTACAAGGAAAATTAAACAGAACAGAAATTGATGCATTAAAATCTATTCAAAAAAAATTAAATCAATCAGTCATGGAATTCGTAGAAAAAGAAATCGTCGATTTAACAAAAAAAAACAAAATATTATTTATAACAATGCAAACGATACAAAAAATATCAAAAGTAAAAAAATTAGAACTTTTAAAAATAGAATTTCCATTGGTTTTTACAAATGAACAAATAACACGAGAAAGTTATAACAATGTAGATTTTACAAATCAATTAAGAAATGTTTTTATAATATATGAAAAATTAGAAAAACTTTCAATAGATTATTATAAAATGGGTGAAATAAGTAGAAGCAACGCTACAACGGCGAGAGTTCAAAATATTATAGATAATTTAATGGAAATGAATCAAACACACATTGTTGATGCTATAAAATCCCAATCATCATTGTTTTTTGATTATAATTGGGAAAATATAGAAACAAATTTATATTTACAAAGTTTAAGTGAAGAAAGAAGAAGAGAACGAGAACTTCAACGATCTACCTTTAGACTTGAAGATGATAGTCAAACTTGGCTTGAAAAACAAATAGAAAATGACCCACGTAGAAAAATTATGGGGGATAACAATTTAAATGAATATATGGAACAAAAAATTTCCAAACAAATAACTATAGATGAAGATTTATTTGCAACATTCGAAAAAGAAAAATTTTGGTCTTGTAAGTTATGTCATGAAAAAAATGAACCCAGTCTAGATTCTTGCAAATCTTGCGAACAAGAAAAGGATAATGATAAAAAAGCACCCACTTCTCCATTAACTCTGGAAAAAAAAGAACAACAACCGCCCACTTCACCATTAACTGTAGAAAAACCACAACAACAGCCGACCACTTCACCATTAACTGTAGAAAAGCCGGGACCTGTTTTAAAATTATCAACAATAAAAGATAAAAAAACAGTTGATTATAATCACATTTTTTATAATCCCGAATTGCTAGGAATTAAATCCCAAATACAATACGTACCTAAACAAACGTTAAAACAATTTTGGTTTAATATAACAATAGATACTTTATTGCATGAATTAAACAATACGATAATTAGTTTAATTGAAAATTCCTTTATAACCAAACCAACCGTTTTAATAGAAGGAGGATTCGCCAGCCAATTACATACCGAAGCTGAATATACAACAGAAGATTTAGATATGACTATTTACACGAAGGAGGATATCGACGAAGACTATATTATGGGGATAATGAGGCTAGATGATACTAGAATCAAAATTTTTAATAAAATTATATCGCGAATAAATGCTTTTAATAATAAATTAAAAACAGATAAAACAAAAAAACAACTATTAGTGTCTGGTGCGGGTATTGACGGATTTGAAACGGGATTAGGTATTAAAATACCTGAGTATAATGCGGGAACAAATGATAACCCTATTATAGAATATTTATATAAATTTAGCGTATATCAACCGGATACCTTTTATAAAAATAAAAATAATGAATTTATACAACAACGTGGTGGACCATTGGCAGTATGCGATATAAAATTTAAAAATATTAAAGATTTTAATGGTGATAACGCTATGCATTTTAATTACGATTCAATATTCTATATTGAAACAAAAGAGCATATTATAAAAAAACTTACGTTTTTAATTAACAAATATAACAATGATCCGGCTTATAAACACAAAATACCTAGTTGGAAAAATCAATTGAAGAAAATGACATTGACTTTGACCAAACAATCGGGTGGTAATTCTAATAGCATTGAACAAGATATTAAAAAAATAAGACGCAATGCCCAAGAAATCAAAAAACTTTTGGCAGGTTTGAATAATTAAATTGAATTCGATTAATTAATTATAATTTATATTAAACAAATCAAAATGAAAGGAAGACAACTACCGCGAACAGAAACTATTGTGCAACAAGAAAATGCTGCTCTTAAAAATAAAGTAAAATGTTTAAGTGATGCTTTAGAAGAAGCATATATCGAAATTAGAAAATTAACAAACGAAAATGAAAAATTAAAGAAAGAAAAAGCAAATGTAGAAGAAATATTACAACATAGAGAAGAATTTATAATTCAGGAACATTGTTAATTATATTATAATAAAAAAAGTAATCTTTTTTTATTATATGGAAGACAAGCACGATAAAGAAAGCAATGAAGAATATGCATTTTTAAAAGAACAACCTATTACAGATTATGATTTGGACACTTTATTTTTCGAACACGACAAAACAAAAGTATCAGAAAAAGCTAGAAAAGAGTTTATTAAAGAAAACAGTCGAGTAAAAGCAGACATAAGAAAAGGGTTAACGGGTGATGATGAAGTTGCGGCTACCAATTGGAAAGGATTCCCAACTCCAAGAAAACGCGCTATTGATAAAAAGGGTGAACTTATTCCCAGAACAAGTCCAGTTTATAAAACATTAGATTTAGAAGACGAGGCTAACATGATAACAAACCGTTTAACTGTTCCAAAAAATACTCCGATGACGCCAAGATTTCAAATGGATGAGAAAGAATGGAAAGACGGGGCGTGGAGATTATTACCTACGGATAGTCTAAGAGATTTGCAATATATGGCTACGGGAGGACCAGCTGTAATGGGTATACCAGTTCAAGGAAAAATAAATCCCGCCAAAAAAAGTGGAGGACGACGCAAAAAACGTAAGAAAAAGACGCGTAAACAACGCAAGAAAAAGACGCGTAAGAAAAAGACGCGCAAGAAAAAGACGCGCAAGAAAAAGACGCGTAAGAAAAAGACGCGCAAGAAAAAGACGCGCAAAAAAAGAGGTGGAGTTCCAGTTCCACAAAGGTTTAAAATAGGTGCGAAATGGCAACCAAGATATGAACAGCCCAATCGTAAGACAACCTTCGAAATTTTACCATGGAATACAGAGGATGTTATTAGTATAATTGGATCTTACGGAAGAGCAATGGAAGTATTTTCAATTTCTTCCATTGGATCGACTGAAGCAGACCCACTGAAAAAATTAGAAGATGCTATCAAAGAATTCATGAATAACCACGGGCTTTTACTTAAAGTACATGAAATAAATACAAATACCAATCCCAATCAAATAGTCCAAAGCAAAAAAATGGTATGGACCCGGTGGGACCTTGATAGTAAAGCCACGTACCAAGGACACTCAGAACACTGAGGAGGAAAACGCGGCGTAAATGTGCCTCAGTCCAACCCGCCAGGGGGGACCAGCTGTAATGGGTATACCAGTTCCAGATAAAAAAATCGCGGCGAAAAAAAATGGGAAACGCCGCACGCGTAAGAAAAAGACGCGTAAAAAAAGAGGAGGGAGTCCATTGCCACCTGTTCCATATGATGAATTAAAAATAACACTATGGAACATTTTGAGAAATAATGGAGATAGGGTTTATGATATGAAAAATAAAAAGAATAATAAAGTGGACAAGGTTCGCATTACAAAGAAGTTTATAGAAACGAGACCCAGAGACGAACATTACGGTAAAAAAATGATACAATTTCAAAGAGTATATCAAGTGTTAGATGGAAGTCTAGGGCGATGGGCGGTAGTTAGCGGTCGTTATGAAGGTTATACGCCATATGCCGATCATACAGGACCATGGACATATAGTACTCCATATGATGATGTCGTATTAACTAAACATATATCCCCTGCAAAAACAGGTAAGTTGGCAGTGATTGGAGTGGTTGGAGGACGCCGAAGAAGGACGCGGAAAAAAAGAGGTGGTGATAAATGGGAAAGTGCAAGAAAACAAGAGAAAAAAAAATATTGTAAGAAATATTATAAAGGTAAATATGGAATAAATAAAAAAGGGTGTAAAAAGGACCCTATGTGTAAATACGTAGATATGGGTAGTGGTGGAGAGTGGTGTTATACTAAAAAAAGAAAATATAAAAAGAAAAAGAGAAAAACACGTAGAAAAAAAAGAAAAACAAGAAAACGTTAATTATATATAATATTTAGGTATTATATATAATATGTCAGAATCATTACATTTGGATGATTTAATAGGACCGCCGGTGCCGCCCGAAATAATAAGGACTAATAGAACCAGACACGGCGAAATGAATAAACACGATATATTTGCAAGTAAAGAAGAAAAACAACGCGGCGTTCAACCCGGTGGCAGACGTCGTAAAAAATCTAGAAAGATAAAGAGACGAAAAAGACCAATAGGAAGGTCGGGTAAAAAAAACACAAGAAAAAAAACAGCAACGGTTCATAAATTCAAAATTATAAAAAGAAATCCATTAACTATAAAAATTTTCGAAAAACAAGGAAAAAAATGGGTATTGAAAGAAACACACGTTGCACAAAAAGGGGGCACACGTAAAAAATACGATACTCGACAATCATTCGCAGCAGTTAATTTTATTAAAATTAAACGCCTAGAGGGAATGGCTATGCACAAAATTAAACAGGAGTGGATAAATATTTTAAGAAACAAAAATGAATGGAAAAAATATATACCAACACCACAATCAAATCCACAAGAAGGTGGTAGAAGAAAAACGCGTAGAAGAAAAACACGAAAAAAACGACGTAGAAAAACCAAACGAAAAAAAACAAAACGACGAAGAAGAAAAAAAACTAGACGTCAAATTGGTTGCAATAAATAATAAAATTACATATTAAATACTATAATATATAATTTTATATGAAAAAAATAATTCTAAAAACAAATGCTAAACCAGTAGATATAAGTAATATATTTGTTGATTTTAGAGAAAGAACGCCATCGACAATACCTATAAGAAGCCCATCATCAAAATGGAAATTAGCTAGTCATAAAGTTCAAGACGTTAGTCATTGGAAAAATAATGAATTAACTACACAATGTTTTACTGGAAGAGCATCCTTTCACAAATTAATGCCAGACGGATCTATAAAATCTAGAGGCGAATGTTTAAATATTAATCAAAATGAAACACTCGCAAAAAGTTGTTGTGGAGAGAAATGCTCCAATGTTTGTTTAAAAATTAGTCATGGTAAATATAAATATTTTATTACAACGTTGAATATTGCAAAATGTATATTAACATTATTAGTATTAACAGGCTATTTTTCTTCAATGCACGCATATTATATTAGTATTTTATGGATGTTTATACCTTTACACGTTTTTTTAACAGCAAATACAAGTATTTTAAAAAGAGTCTGGTGCAAAGCCTTTTTACCGTGGATGCATTTATATATTTCATTGGTAGAAACGTATGCTTTTTGTGATTTATGTAATTGGGACATTAGAACATTAATGGTAGGACCACCCATGTTATTATCACAATTATCTGTTATAAACTATGATGCTTTATATTTCAGACGTAAAAATAAAAGAATAATTACTATACATATCATTTTTGTATTAATTTGGAAAGTGATATTATTAGTAGGTATCCGATTTGATTATTTTTCTGATTTACATGTTAATAAAATAGTTTTATTGAAATCAGGTTCAAAAGATTTATACTTAGATAATATATCTATGTATGCTAGCAAAACTACCTCCATGATGATGTTTTTATGCGGGCAATTGTTTTTTAGATTAAGGCATTCGGATAAAGCATATGCTATTAGAACCAATTATACGATTCGATCAAACCGAGAATGGATTGAATTAAATAGACAAAATAGAATACAAAAAAAAAAATTATTATTAAAAAATGTCAATAATACTTCACACATTTTAGAAGAAGTCGAAGGTTTCGATAATGTTCACAAAATTATAGTATAAATAATATATATATGCCTGATGACGTTCACGTTTGTCGAGATATTAATAATAAAATAGATAGTTGTCAAGATTATGGAACACCGTGTATAGGCGAAGGCATGGGTGGACACCCAGGAAGTTTTACAGATATATATGTAAAAGATGGAGATAAATGTTTGACAGCTTGTGGTAAAAAAATAGAATCAAAAGATTCATATATTGAATATAATTTCTATATGAATTTATTTGATAACACTAAGAATTTACCTGAATATTTAAAAAAATTTAGAGAATTTCTTCCAAAATTTTACAGGAATGATTCATGTAAAAAAGAATGGGAAGAAGGAGAACAATTTTGGTTGTGGGGACCAGAAAAAAAAAGAGCTAATTATTTTGTATTTGAAAATATAAAATCAAGTGTGGGTAAAAATGCAAAAACATTGGATTTTAAATTGGGCAAAAAAACAGCATTTAAATTCGATAAAGGTTCTTTCGGTAATGTAAGACACATAATATTAGACAGTGATATGTCTCGTTCCAAAAGTCAAGGATTTAGATTAGAAGGAGCTACCGATGGAAAAGAAATAGTCGAAGAAGCTAAAAAAAATAAAAAAATTAGCGGGTGGTTTCATACAACCCCGCAAGATGTGGGGAAAAAACAAACAAATTCAGCTTTATATACTCTACACGCCAATTTTGTATGGAACAAATTTATCGAAAATAAAGAACAAGCATCGAGTTTAAAACAACAATTAAATGAATTAGACGATAAATTTGTAATGCCTAATATGGAAGCAGAAACAAAAAATGAAGAATCTATTGGATTTATAGGCTCAAGTATTTTAATAGTAAAGGGAGACGGTGGAATTAAATTTAAATTAATTGATTTTGCACATCCATTTTGGTCTCACCCAACTATGTCTAAAAATCAACATCATAAAGAAGTAGTTTTAAATTATAATGAAGGATTAAAAATGTTTATTGAAATTTATAATAAATGGTATAATGATAAATATTTTGATGAACCACCGCCAATGCCCGCTGCTCCCCCTGCCCCTGTTCCTACTGTCCCTGCCCCTGTTCCTACTGTCCCTGTCTCTGCTCCGCCTCCTTCTGTTCCTAGTCCCGTAACCCCACCAGTAGGCGGAAAAAGACGAACTAAAAAGAAAAAAAGACGCAAAAGAAAAAAAAGAAAAACAAAACGTAAACGTAAACGTAAATAAATTGAATTAAATAAACTTAAATTTAATTCAATTATAAATACAATATGCCATTCAACATACAAATCAAAACAGAAAAAGACACCACAACAGATTTCAATGAAGAAATCTTTGGGGATTGGGGATTTCCTTTATCCATTTTCCAAAAACATGCTATCACAGCATTACACGAGAATAATAATGCATTGATTACGGCATTTACAGGTAGTGGTAAAACATTACCAGCCGAATGGGGAATTAAACATTATACTTCATTGGGAAAACGTGTTGTATATACCAGTCCAATTAAAGCATTGAGTAATGAAAAATATTTCGATTTATCTTCTAAATTTCCAAACATTTCATTTGGATTAATTACAGGAGACACCGAATACAATAAAAATGCTCAAGTTTTGATTATGACGACGGAAATTTTCAGAAACAACTTATTTAAAAAATTAGCAATGGAAGAAGATACAGAAAAAAATATATTGCTTGATTTCGAATTAGACATTAAAGATTTAGCTCTTGTTGTCTTTGACGAAATTCATTGGATAAATGATAAACATAGAGGTGGAGTATGGGATGAAACCATCATGACATTGAATGATAAATTTGAATGGGTTCAAATGTTGGGTCTATCAGCAACTGTAGACAATCCTAAAAAATTATGTAAACGATTAAGTAAAAATAGAGACGTATGGTTGTGCCCAAACAACAAACGTGTTGTACCATTAGAACACTTCACATTCATTACAGCACCCGATTCAACAGTAAAAAAAATGAAACTTAAAGAAAAAGATACTGTAGAAGAAGTATTTGAAAAATTTGTTTCTATAAAAAGCCCTGAAGGCAAGTTTGATGAAGAAACATACCATAAATTGAAAAAGGTATTGCCTATCATAGCAAATAAAAATTCGTGGATCAAACCACAATTTGTAATTGAAAGGGTTTTGACAAAATTAAAAGCAAATGATAATCTACCAGCATTATTATATGTATTTTCAAGAAAAAAATGCAATGAAATAGCAAAACAAATATCAATTGGTTTGTTTGAAGAGGATTCCAAGACACCAGCCATTATTCGAAAAGAAGCCAACACTATTTTGAGAAAAATGCCAAATTTCAAAGAATTAACAGTCTTACCTGAATATGAAGAAATCATGAGATTAAATGAAAAAGGTATTGCCGTTCATCATAGTGGAATCAGTAAGCCATTCAGAGAAATGCAAGAAATACTTTTCAAAAAAGGATATTATAAATTATTGGTCGCTACTGAAACAATGGGTGTTGGTGTAGATATGCCTGTTAGAACTGTTATTTATTTGTCTCTATTGAAATTTGATGGAAATACATTTCGTTATGTTCATCCTCACGAATATGCTCAACAAGCAGGTAGAGCTGGTAGACGAGGTAGAGACACAAAAGGTAGGGTCATTCATCTATTGAATTTATACGATAGTCGGAATAATATGCCATCAGTAGGTGAAATGCGACATATTCTAACTGGTGGTCCCGCTCCTATGAAAGCGAAATTTAATATAGACTTTAATCTAGTATTGAGATTGTTAAATGCTGGATACACGAAGGAACAAATGATACAATTTATAAAAAATAGTATGTTAAATGATGAACTAGAAATGGAAAGACAAGGTATAGTAGAACAAATAGTTAAATGCCACGAAGAATGTGATAAATATAAAAACAACTTGAAATATTTAAGAACCAAAACAGAAGTTCTTGAAAATTATAAAAAATTAAAAAAGGATTATGAAGCAGCAAATAAAAAGAAAAAGAAAAAAATAGAAAGAGAAATTTCACATATTGAAATAGGCAACAAATTCTTAAAAGAAGATTTCGTAAAATTTCAAAAACCCGACGAATTACAAGTAGAAATTAAAAAATTAGAACAACAAAACGATAATGTGATTCATTATATTGAGAATGAAGTGCAACAGTATATCGATATATTGAAAAATGAATCGTTCGTAGAAAACGTAGATGATACCTTAACTATACTTGAAAAAGGTAGACTAGCTGTTAATCTACAGGAATGTCATAGTCTTGTAATAGCAGAATTTGTCCACGATTATAAAGATTTAGTAGATAAATTAGAACCCAAAGATTTCGCTGTATTGTTTAGTGTGTTTACCAACATTCGTGTTGCCGAAACAGAAAGGAAACGATTGAACAATTTAGATATTACAGAAAATAGTCATAACAGTATTAGAAAAATAAACAGTTTACTAGATAAATATTATGATATAGAAACACGTTATCAAACCAGTTTCACCAGTGAATACGAAATACAATACGACTTATGTGAAATTATTCAAGATTGGGTAAATGCTGAGAATGATGATCAGTGTAGGCAAATATACTCGAGAATATTATCAAACGATATCTTTGTCGAAGAATTTATAAAAGCAATACTAAAAATAAACAATATTGTGAAAGAATTTGAAAAAATATGTTTAGAAGAAAATCATTTAGAATTGGCATCAAAAATAACTAAAATTCCTCGGCTATTGATAAAATCGGTGGTGAATGACGATTCACTTTATCTACAATTGTCATAGACATGTTATAAATATAATTGATTTAAAAAATATTTTTTTATATTAATGATGAGGCGTTTAAGAAACGAATCTAAAAAATGGGGCGAATTTAATTCGAAAGGCGACAGACAAATTTCTTTAGATTTAGAAAGCAATACCGTTCACATATTCTATTTAAATATATCTAACTTTAAAAACGTGTTATTTACCATAAAAGTACCTGGCGAATATCCATTTAAAGCACCAAAAGTATTTATATCAACTGGTGCACACGAAGAACGACACATTATGCAATTATACAAAATGACGCGTTTGGGTCAAAATGAATTAGAAATTTTAATGCCTAACATGAAATGTTTGTGTTGTTTTACTATACTGTGTAATGATAAATGGGGTCCTATGAAAAATATACTAGACATATTAAAAGAAATAGAATATTTTCTCGAATTGAGAGACCGCATTCGAAGTAGAGTAACCGTAAGGGTTTTCCAACGCCACGAATCCGGTCTCCCTGCTGTGCTATGGAACGAGATTATAAAGTTTATTTGATTGATTAATTTGATTTAAACATTATTTATTATATTTAATTATAATGAGTTTGTATATGCAAATGCGTAGAGATTTTCCTTATTGTTTATCAATTAAGGGAGATGAAGTATATTTTATTAATAGGGATTATGAATATATTGGATACAATACAAAATGTTTATCTGATATACGAGAAGATTGTGATGATTTTGAACGAACTTATATATATAATGATGGTTCAAAACCGTTTGATCATGATGGAACCCCAATTAAAAAAAACTATAATAATGCCATTGATAAAATACAACAGATTTGTGGATTTAAAACAGTGAAAACTCCCGAGTATGATTCCAGCTCCTGGGGAAAAATTAGATGAAAATAATTAAAATATAAATTGAATTTAAAAAACCTTTTTTTATATTCAATTATTACAAACCATCATGTCAGCATTAACAATCGAAACGCGTCCAGAAATGAAATCAGTAGGGACACAGTATTGCTTCGGTGAACCTTGCAACAACGCATTAAATACCGGGGTATGTGGGAATTTACACCAACAACACCCTAAGTATCGATTCAATCATGTTCCTGAAAATATACATCAAAAAGAAACTCTCTGTGGACCTCTTAGTTGGAAAATAGAAAATCATATTGTAAGAGAATCATCTAGCGAAAGCGACGAATTAAGTGATGAAGAAGTTCACGATTTAGCACCCGGAAAACTAATTAGGTCGTGTAAAGACAGTTGCTGGGCATATGGACACAACATATTAAAAGCGTGTGGTAGAAAAAGATTAAAAGATATACTTGTTGATACACACGAAACTATTATAGATGAAAAAATAGTTGGTCATTGGCATTATTTAGTAATGTCTCTGTATCAAAACGACACATTAGAATACGCTCACGTATCTGTTTATATACCCGGATCGAAACATAGAAAAGACATATGCGAATATGTATTGAGAAATCGATCTTGTATAAAAAAAATAGATTTCAAAACACAAGAAAGTATTGACGATTTAATAAGGAGACACTATGTAAACTAAATATTAAAAATAATTTCAAACTATAAAATTTTTTTATCAAATTGAAGTTGTTTGTGTATTACATGTAAGAACTATAAAAACAAACAAACAAAAATTACAAACTTACCAAGCTTACACAACACTAAAACAAAACAATTATGACTGATTATTTAGATATGGTTCAAAGAAAATCTGCTGTTGATCAAGCAATGGATGTATGGAAAGAACGTCGTGCCGCTGAATGGAAACTTCGAGATGACAATTGGGAAAAAGAATATGATGCTCGCATAGCCAAAGAAGAACGTGAGGAAAAAGAACGTGAAGCACAAGAAAAAGAACGTTTAGCATTGATGACTAAAGAGGAAATAGAAGCCGAACAAAAGGAATTTGAAGAACGTTGGTCCGCTGAAATGGAAGATTCTGATTCTGACGACAGTGATGATGAGAGTGATTATGATGAAGAGGAATTAAACAATGAATGGTTTAAAGATTACAGCGACCTCTCACCTGAGGAGAGAAAGGCTAAGGAATGGGAGGACTATAAAAAAGACTCAAAAGAATGGCGCGAAAAACGCACCAATGAGGTTTGGAATGCTATGCTTTACTGTAGTTGGTCACAACTTCGTCGCTATAGAAGTGAATTAGGTCTGTCTAACGAAAACTTTATGGCTGATACATTTCTATAAATTAAATTGAATTTAAAATATAGAAAGTTATAACTAACAAACACAAATATGTCAAAAAAAGCAAATCAAACAGGAAGGAAAAAAGGTAGCGATAAACGCAAAAATACCTTTAAAAAATATGGTAAAAACACCAAACGCGGAATACGTATTAAACAGGCAGACTTAGAAAACAAGGATGCTAACCACAAATTAAATCAAAACAAATCCAAAACAAAAAAATAAAAAATATAAAAAGAAAACAAAATATTAAACTTATATGTCTCGTCCCACATCAAAAAAGGAGAGTAAAGAATTACTCAAATTTTTTAATTCAGTAAAACACAAAAAGGAATTCGATAATGAATTGGAAATTATTACTGTTGTTTTTTATATTTATGTCATCAGTATTATCTATATTTTATATAAAATGTTTTCTGTATTTTTTTAATTTTTAATATAAATAAATATTATAATATGCCTTATTCAAAGGGAAGAAAAAATCGTAGAAATAATGTAAGAATAGTAAATGCTTTACACGATTCAAAGACATCGTGGAAACCTATGATGTCTGGTTTAGTAAATAATATGGGAAGAAGAAGAGTATTTAGTAATGCTGTAAATAGTAAATGTGGGTTCGATATGGATGCATGGAGAAAAAAACAAAACCCCGCTGGACGAAACAGAGAACGTTTATTTATTGAAAATACTAAAAAAGAAAACAACAGAACTATGGTTGAAACTAATTTGACGTCTAGCCAAATTATACACGATATTAATTCGATTAAAATAACAAACAATAAAGAATATTATTCATTTAATAACAATAAAAGTTATTCAATTATATATTTATCACAAAATTCATTCGATAAAGGAACCGTTCGTATAACAAAACCTGGGCATTATATATTAAAAGAAAATATAACATTCCATCCTAACCCAGATAACGATTTCCAACCTAACATATCATCCATTAGAAACGGACAATATCCCGTAGGAAAAGATGGTGCTTATCATTTAGGATTTTTTGCTGCCATTACAATAGAAACCAAAGATGTAATATTAGATTTAAATGGTTTCACTATCAAACAATCAAGAGAACACAATATCCAACAAAGATTTTTTTCTACAATAGAATTGGCAAATGCCCCTTTTATACCAAAACAAGGACCTAGTTCTTTTTCAAATAAAGATAATTATATAGCAGCAAATAATGTTCTCATTAAAAATGGAAAATTGGGTTTATCATCGCATCACGGTATACACGGTAATAATATGAGTAGAATTGTTTTATCAGATTTAGTTATCACAAATTTTGAAGTTGCGGCTATTGCCATGAATGGTGCAACAAACAGTATCGTAAAAAATATAAAAATAAACGGAATATCGCAAGATATCCCATTATTATCAACATATTCACAAGGTAGATTTATAAGAACATTTTTAAAAAAAGTAAAAAAAGAAAATCCAAATGCTTCACTTAATGTATATTCGGGGCATAAATCCATAGACGATATTATCAACGAATTAAATGCATCATTAGATTATACTAAAAATGAAGTTCTGAATAATAGAGAACTATCCAAAGATAATATATTTAAAAATGAAAATAAATTATATGATGGTAATGCTTACGGAATTGTTTTAAATGTTAATGGAGTTGTTATAAATAAAATGATAACTGAAAGAACAGACACCATGAAAGGCAATGAAAACATTTATTTAGAAAATATTGATATTGAAAATATTATTACCGAACCTGTAGAAATTGTAGGACTATCATTAAAAAAAGAAGTAAATCCCAGTAAAGAAAAAATGCGTGCGTTTATAGTTGAAAATAGTCCTGCTTATGGTGGAAAATCACAAGTTGGTCCAATAGGAGATGTTTTCGAAATTGAAAAAACTATAACTGTAAATAATAGATACAAAGAAAATGTTTTATCAAATGCCCAATTAATAATTTCAAAATATATCAATGATGAAAATAACGGAACGAGTAATATTATACCAGAAATTATAAATTGGGTTGAAAATGGAACTTCGTTAATTACGGAAATGAATAAAAGTGATATAGGTTTTACTTATGGTGGTGATTCTATGGGACACCACATGAAAGGTAATATTGGATTATTTATTTCAGGGGGTAAAGATATATCGATTAAAAATTTAAATATAAATGGGGTTATATCAAAAGGTAATCGTGTAGGAAATTCAATATCGCATACCAGTGATAATATAGATAAAAAACTAGGTTCGACTGCGTGTGGGTGTTGTATAACAGCATCTAACAATATATTTATGGAAAATGAAAAAATTTATAATATTGTTTCTCAAGACGGCGACTCAACAGAAACCAAAGAATTAAATAGCTCTATCATACATTTATAATTGTATATCTACACGAATTTTTTGTTTTAATCTTATTTGGTCTATAAATACATATATCTTAAATTTCTGAAAAGTAAGATTTTTCATATCATATCGACAAGTAAATCTATTTGACATTTTTAATTCTGGTATATAAACCATATATTGATATAACTTATCATTTCTTACTAATTTATCAAATATAAATCCATCATAAACCTTACTTAATATTTGTTCGTCATTCATACATATATTAAGCAGTGAACAATCGTTTTGAACTTTTCGTATCGACCGCATAGTTTTATTTATATATTCTAATGCAGAATTATTTGTCCATTTGTCATAAAATATTTTAGTATTTGTATTATATTTAAATAAACCCAAACAATCTTGTATTTCTAACATTGTCAATAAATCTACCAACCTTCTTATAGGACTAGTAATATGAACGTATGCATCCAAATCAAGCATGTCGTGGGATTCTAACTTATCGAACGTTGTATATCTACCACCAAAACTATTCCACATTTTCAAAAACTTTCGTATTTCTTGCGGTGCTGCTTCAGGAGCTTCAAATGTATCTTTATATTTGGCACTTCTATAAATACCGCGTTTATGTTTTACTAATTCCTTGGCAGAAATATAATTCATAAATATCATTAAATATGAAACCAAATCGTGGCTATCGGTAATATGATCTGTGTATTTATGTTTTTTATTTAATTTTTTTATCAAACATTCTAACTTTTTATAAGGTGCAAAATTCAATTGTTTTTCACTATTATATACAAAATTTTCTTTTAATATTATCGATGTATTCAAAAATTTATAACTTTTTAATTCAAGCGTTTCATTGTCGAATTCAATATCTAGTGTAAACGCATATCTAATTTGACCCTTTACTAAACTACATAAAGCATCAGATAACATGGTCGGCAACATAGGTCTTTTTCTATCGGGCAAATATATAGTTGAAATTCTTTGCGAAAAAGCGTCCCATAAATCCATAATATCTAACCAGAAAGATACGTTGGAAATATAGATACTTATAATCGTTGATTGCTCCAGTTCTTTATAACTAAATGCATCATCAAAATCTTTACTACCCTGTGGATCAATTGCAAATACACAGACATCATGTCGTATTTCAGGGTTATATTTTTTCTGGATTTGTTGAATAAAATAATCAGAAGATTTTTCTCTTAACTTTCTCATTGCTGCTTTTTTAAAATAAGTTAAAGATGCATATAAACTTTTACAGTACAGATTATATTCATAAAAACTATTCAACTCCGTAACATTACCTAATGTTTGAACAATTGTTCCTGTTGGAAATGTATCCACCCAATTCGAAAATTTAAAGATTATGTATTTATTATATTTGATTTTATTAAATTCCTTTTTTCTTTCTTCGTATGGAACTAAGAAGAAAGGTAGTCTTCTATCATCCGGAATACATTTATACAAGAACTTATTTTTATATTTACCATATTTTTTATCCCCTTCTAACACTAACACTCCAGGTATATATTCTACATTTCTTACCGAAGAATGTAATAATTTGGCATTATTACCTTCTAACAAAAAGACATCCTGATTAAACAATCTTTGTTCTACCGGATTTATATTAGGTTGAATCTGACAACTCCCCAATGTCATTGCATCGAAAAATTCAAAGTTCTCATATTTGCCATCCGAAACGTATATCTTAAAACTCATAATTATAAATTAATATTGTACATTATTATAATAAATATATTAATATCAATTTAAATCAACTAACGATACAATTTTTTTCTTCATTACGCATCTCCACCATCCTTTTCATCTGTATTTGCATGCGCCTATTTTGTATCATTAATTTTTCCATCTGAGAAGCCATTTTTATTTTTTTATTTACATTTTCTTGTATGCTATTTCTGAACATTTCATTATCCGCCGCCAATCTTTTACTTTTTTCTTCAAGTTCTCTGCTCCTTTTTTCTATTTCTTTTTCTCGTTTGATATGTTGTAATTTCAAAAGTTCTTCCTCTCTTTTTCTCTCCAACTTTTCTCGTTCAATCCTTTCAAAAAACTCTTTCTCTTGCTGTTGTATTTTTTGTATTTTTAAATCATGTTCTCTTTTTAATTCTTCTGCTTTGATTCTATTTTTATCTAAACGTATTCTTTCTTGCTTTTCCCACGATTCTGTCATCAATTCCCATCTACGCTGTTGAATTATCTTATTTTTCATAAATATTCTTTGTTTTTGCGCTCTATAAAAATATTGTATTTTAGATACACACCTTATTTTATAATCTAATTTATTTTTCTTATACCATTTCTGTATTACTACAAATTTTTTTAATATATTCTTATATTTATTTCTAAAAACAACCATTCTAATATTTTTTTGTATTATAATACTCGATTTCGTTAATATTAAAAAATACTTTTTTTTTTTTGCAATACACATTCTAGAAAAAGATTGTAATTTTATAATGACATTCAAAATATATCGATATGTTTTTTGTATATAATATTTTCTCCAATTTTTTTGTATCAATATGATGCTATCATTAATCGCATCGTTTCTTTCATCCTCCAAAAAATCATATGCATCGTTTTTTAAAAAAATTTTTGTTTTCCCCATTTCAAAAGATTCACCTTCGACATTTTCTTCCAAAAAACATAGCTCATTTTTTAGAAATTTTTTTATTACACTATATCTTTTTTTAAAATTATCTTTTAAAAATCTAATTGGATAACCTGCCCTCGAAACCTTTATAGCAGATAAAACACCGCTATATTTAATCTGTTGATTTACACGAATTCTATCAAATACATCACAAACATTATTGTCATTTGGTTTAATACATCTTATATAATATGGCGTTGTTTCACCTATTAACTTCATCAATAATGCCAATTGGTTTTTAAATTGTATTGCTACAGATTTGGCTTTTATTCTTGATGAAATTGTCATAGTCGTTTTTGTAATATCAATGGAATTTAAAATATCTAATATTTTTTCATTTACATGATCCAAATTTTTATTTCGAAATCCAATTGTATTATATTCTACATTTCCGGCATAATGAGAAATAATAAATTTTTCAGAAGCAAATTTCTTGTTTTTTTTTAAATATTCATTTGTATCATATTTTTTTAAAAGTTTATTTGTAAAACCAATATCGGTCCCTCTTGATAATTTACATTCTTCATCCAACATTTTCAAAATACCACCCTTTCCTTCAATTAAATCCAAACAACCCTTATTATCAGGAAATGTTATATGAGACCAATCAATCCCTTCCGTTTCATATTCCTTTTGTTCCAGTTTAAATATATAATTATTAAATTGTTCTTGCAAATTTTCATTTGTATAATTTATACAAAATTGTTCAAAAAAATTATTTTCAAACGATTCAAATCCAAAAATATCCAGTATACCAATAAAAGTCCCACAATCACATTTTAAATTCATATTAATTATTTTAACAATATAATTAAATGTATTTTCATACAATTTCATGATCAATGAATTTCGACATTTTATTGTATTTTCTTTATTTAATTTTATTTTTATAATCTCATCACGAGTTTTCATAAATCTATAAGATATTGATTCTATTAAACATTCTTGTGATATATTTAATAACTTCGAAACATATTCTAATTCTTCGCTATTATTTATATTACCATCATCATCAATAATTATGTTTCCCATATGCAAAACACTAGATACAATACCCAATATTTTATCAACAATATCATCATCAAATCCCATTATTTTAAAAGCTTTCAATAGTGTATCAAAATCCTTTTTGTCATCTACACCTTTACATTCAATATATCGATTGTTTAAAAACGCGTAATCTTCAAAATTTTTTAAGTAATATTTCGATTTTAATTTACTATTTAATAATTGATAGAATATATGAAAATTTCTTTCCTTGTTTTCTTGATGTATTAATCTTATTTTTTCCAATAAATATGTTTCTATATTACATCCAACTATAGAATAATCTTTTATTTGTATTTTTATAAATTTACCAAATCGACTCGAATTATCATTCCTCAATGTTTTTGCATTCCCAAACGATTCTAATATTGGATTAGATTGTACAACCATGTTTTCGATAGTGCTTTTATTTTTACTTAAATTCGTCAAATATTTTATTATACAACGGGTTGAATATGTTTTACCAGACCCACTTTCTCCACTAACCAAAATAGTTTGATTTTTATGAAATTTCAATAAATTTTTATAGGCATCATCAGCAATTTGATATAAATGCGGTTTCAAATTTTTAGAATTGTTTTTATACGCGGAAATTATATCATCCGTAAATAAATCTAAATTTTTAAAAGGATTCAAAGAGATTAAAATTTTACCTGTATATGTATAAATAATATCATCATTGTATCGAATATGTATAGCTTGCAAAATAGATGGTTCGTTTAAATGTGGTATATCCACTAAATTATCTGTTTTTAAATTTTCTATATTATTATGTTTTTCATAATTGGAACATTCAAAACTTTCTCCACTAATTGATATCAAATAATTATTATTGGAGAGATTTTCACTTAATAATTCCCCTTCTAACCATTCATTTTTTATTTTTACCCATACTATATTTGAATTCATAATATTAAATACAAATATTATAAATTTTTAATTAAAGCCAATTGCCCTCCAATAACATCATTAAATTATCTCGTTCATAATTATTATTACTACACCTATACCGATTTAATAATTCTTTTTGAAAAATATGAAATTTCACAGTTTTTTGAAAAAAACTTTCATCATTCAACAGTATATAATTATTAATACGTTTATTTATACGTGTCCTTAATGATTTATTAAAAATTTTTGAAACGGTTTTTATATTAATAATATCATACGATAATAAATCTAAATAACAATAAATATTAATTAAACAGTCATCAGGTATACAATTCATATATTATTTATTTTTATTATTTTCTAGCTCAGTATTATTTTCTACTTTATTAAACGTTTGTAATTTAATATTTTGATTTTGTAAAACACTTTGAATTAGTCGTGGAGATATTGCTAAAAAATTCATATATGTTCTATATTTGAAACTACAAATACTGGATAATTCCTCGTATTGAATTGTGAACCACCAATAAGAAGGTATAAATATTATGGTCCCTTCATTTAATTCAACATCCAATACTTTTATTTTATCATAATTACCCTTATATTTATCTTGTATATTCCATAAATTTAATGGAGACGAAAATTCAAAATTATCATAATCATGAGTTTCATATAAATATTTAGAATATTGTGGTGGTATTAATTTTATTTTAATTTTACCACTAGTGACATAATAATAATTTCGGTAATTTAAATTATACCTTAATGGGGTGTGTGAATCTATTGATCCAGATAAAAAATCATACATACACTTTGCTACGAACGGTGGTCTTAAAAAATAATCATTATATCTCAAAATCTTTACCACACAAGTTTCTTCTAAAAAATCTTCATTTTTTTCAGTAATATACTTTTTTTCATTATCATTTTTAAATAATTCTATAGATTCTTTTAATAATAAAGGAACAAACTGCTCAGTTTTTTGGTCTGTATTATTAATATCTCTTATAGATATTTCAAATGCATTATATTTATCATCCAAAGAGGTCAATGAACAATTGTCAATCAACTGGGTATTATACATATCGAAAATAACAGGTTGTCTTAAATTACATATTTCTTCCAATTTATCTTTAGAAGGACTTTCAATGGTATATATTTCTAAATCACTACTGGTTTTTAAATGATAAATTATATGCAAATATAAAAATAATACTATACAAAAAATGATTATTCCTAGAAAATATTCATACATTATTAATAGTATTTTAGAAAGGAAATTTTTATTTTTTCCGTATAAAATATATATATAATGGACCAAATCATAAAAATAAACAATTTTACTATAATATTTAATAAAACAGATTCAGACACAACTATGGTTGAAGCATATATAAATAATGGTGCTATATATGAATCTAAAGACAATGTTGGTATTTCACATTTACTTGAACATATAGTATGTGAAGGGTGGAAAAAATGTAATGGACCGTGTTCTGTATATTGGAGTAAAAGAGGTGTTCAAACAAATGCTTCCACAGGACAAACATATGTTAATTATTTTATGCACGGATTAAAAAAATATAGTGTCGAAATGATGGAATATATTGCGGGCATTTCTATGAAACCATTAATGACAAAAAGAAGATTACAAAAAGAAAAACTTGCTGTTAAAACGGAATTAAATATGCATAAAACACAACCAGAATTAGAATTATACGATGAATTAAATAAACTTTTGTTTAATATTTCCGGACTACAATATCAAGATGATTTAGATGTCCAATTGAATTTACTAAAATCATTTTCATTGGCTGATATTCGCGAATGGTTAAATAAATATTATATGCCAGGAAACATGGTATTTGTTGTATCTGGCAATATTTCTAAAGCACTTGTTAAAAAAACATTCAAAAGAAAATTAAAAAAATACAAAGGCGATTCGCATATCCAACATAATTTGGACATTTTTCAATTAGGAATTAAGATAAAATATGTAAAAAATATAAAAATGAAAAATTCTAAAATTTTTTTAGCATTCCCCAGTCCTTTATCCCAAAAAGACAAAGAAATTCATTTTATTAAATTATTTGAAAAATTAATCAATAGTGATACCACGTCAATACTGTTTAGACAATTGCGGGAAAAAAAAGATTTGGTTTATAACATCGGCATAGAAGAATCCGTTCATGGATACGGTTCCTACATATTAATAAAAACACAATGTGAAAATAAAGATATTGTAAAAGTAATTAATACTTGTTTAGATGTATTAAAAGATTTATCAACCGGAAAACTAGAAAAAGAAAAAGTTAACCATATTATAGAATTATATTTAGTTGAATATTACAATACCTGTAAAAATAATACCAATATTAGTTCTCTATTAGGTGAACAATACATTAATCAAATAAATAATATCGAGAATGCAACTATTTATACATACAAAGAAATAACAGAAATATTAAAAAATATTAATTTTGATGAATTTATTACATTCATAAAAAAATTGTTAATATTTGCTAATTTAAAAATAGTTTATCAAGGTAAACAAGAAGTGGCTAATCTTCAATCTTTGGTGCAACAAAGAATGTAATATTATTCGATTCATCCATTGTTGTATCTATTTCTTCTTTTTCGCCTTTAGTTGCTTTATCCATCCAACTAGACAAAGAATACGAAATTCTCAATGGCAAATTTTCAGATATACTCAATATCAAACATCTATTTATTTTTGAAAATTGGCAAATATTTTTTAAATATTCCACTGAAAACAGTAAATTTAAATTCAAATTATCCAAACAACACCATTCTATCATATCTTCTTCTTTTATATTCACTATCATAGAACCAGTTGAAATACCACTACCAGTTAAAGTAAATACAGAGTCATCTTGATTATTTACACAATTCATTCTAATATCTTCGCCAAATATAGAAAGCTCGTTAATTAATTCTGTGAATTTATGAGAATCAATGGTAATATCAGTATCATAATCAGCAGCAGGTACTTCTAATCGTTCTTCTTCTAAAGTAATTAAAGGCATCTCAAAATTCTTATCGATATTATTTTTTCCCCCAGTAAACTGTAAACATAATCTATCTTTTACTTGAGATATAATAATTTTCTGCCCTTCCTGCAAGCAATCAATACATTTAAACAACAACTCACAATTCACACCAATAATTTTATCTCTTTCACAAATATATTCCGCAAACCAGTCATTTGACAATTTTAATTCGAATAATGATGTATGACAACTAGTCATACCTTGAATATATAATCCAATATCATTCAAATATAAATTTACATTTTCACATAAAGATTTTGCATGGCGAAATATTGTAGCAAATTGTTTCACTTTTTCTTTTTTTTCTATAATAAATTTCATTTTTATAATACTAAAAATGAAATTTATTAAATCAATTTAATTTTCTACTATCTCCAACTCTATATTTTTATCATCAGGTGAATTGTCTTGACCCGACTCCAAATCATCCAGAGATATTGATAATGTAGAACCTACTTTTTTTTCTTGTATATCTTCACTTACAACATTTTTTATGTTTTCAACATTTAATGAATCGGTTTCTTCTTTATAAAATAATTTATCTTTATTTTTTTCATATTCATTTGTAACAGCAACAACTTCTTTACTATAATTCATTTGACTAATTACGGATTTTATAACATTCATTTCATCTACAATATCATTATTTTTATTCAAAACGGTTTTTGTAAATGTATTTAATGAATTTTGTATACTTAACGCGAAATTATCAAAATCATTTTTTTTTACAACATCACTATTAATATTTTGTAGTAAACTATTTATATCACCAGCATTAGCGTTATTCAATATACCTTCATTTATACTATTATTATTAACATCTTTTATATTTTCTTCGTTAATCGCCACATCACCAATCGAGTCATTTATGCTATTTATATTTATTGAATTTAACTTTGCTTCAAATTCTTCATTAAATTCTTTTATTCTAACTTCAATGATACTTTCAATTTTAGTATTTAATGTTGATTCTAAATCATTAAATCGTTTTAATAATCTTGTAAGCAATTCATCATGTTTTTTTATCACAGTTAATAATTGTTGGTTTTGATTAGTTTGATTTATTTGTTGTTGGGGTTGTTGTGTTTGTGATGATACTATTCTTCTACCCGCATATATCGAACCACCACGCTGTCCATTAGAAGTTGTTTTACGTCTTTCAAATCTAGACATATTATAAATTAATTTATTATTTATTATTTAAATTCTACTTATATATATTATATTATCATTTCCATTTTAATAGAAGGATGATATTTATAATCTTTTATGAAAAAATCTGATACAATATAATCATCAATATTTGTTCGCTTATTCAATTGTAAAGTAGGAAATGGATACGGTGTTCTAGACACTTGGTGTTTTAGTTCTCCCAGATGTTCTTCATAAATATGAGCGTCCCCTATATTATATATAAATTCGTGTGCTTCCAAATCACAAATATCTGCTAACATATGAGTTAAAAATGCGTAAGAAGCAATATTAAATGGGACACCTAGTGCTATATCAGCACTACGTTGATATAAAGAACAACTTAATTTTTTTTCGTTAGAGACATGAAATTGCATTAGAATATGACAAGGGGGTAATGCCATTTCGTCAAGTTGTTCTGGATTCCAAGCTGTTATTATATTTCTTCTAGAATAGGGGTCATTTTTTAATAATTCTATACTATTTTGCAATTGATCAATCCCCATATTTGTATAGTCTACATTACAATTACTATATTTTGCATTATAAAAACGCCACTGATGACCATAAATTGGACCCAAATCATTTTCTTTCAAATGATATAATCCTCTACTATCTAAAAAATCACGTGTTGCATTACCATTCCATATCTTAACATTTTGTTTTTGTAGATTTCCATTATTAGTATCACCATTAATAAACCACAATAATTCCTTTAGGCAAACTTTCCAAGGCATTTTTTTGGTTGTTAAAATGGGTATAATATTATTATCCAACGAATACCTCATTTGAACACCAAATAAAGATTTTACGTTGCCATTTCTACCAGTACAAATTTTATTATTAATTACTCTTTTTATTAACTCAAGATATTGTTTTTCTTGATGCAACATTTTTATATATATATTATTATTTTTTTAATTTCTTTTTATAATTCATATGAGCACACCCGGTGAAGTAATGCAAACAGGAGGGGGTAATACATTTATCAATCATGTTTTTAATTTTGACAATGAAACCAAACACTCATTAATGAATATTACCCAATACATATGTTTAGCAATAATCCCTTGTTCTATTATAAATCATTTTATCGATAATATTATACCAGAACCAGATGAAAGTAAGGGAAATATTGAAATGACAGCCGAAGTTTTAGGACATTTTATAATGGTATTTATTACTATATTATTTGTCCATAGATTAGTTACTTATATTCCAACTTATAGCGGACGAACATATGACAGTCTTAATTTGATTAATTTAATACTAGCTGTTATAGTTATATCTTATGAATCCAATAATAAAGCTGGAGCAAAAATTAAAATTCTTTTAGATAGAGTTCAAGAATTATGGGAAGGTAAAGCCAAACAACCAGAAAAAAATAATGGCGGAACAGCCAATCCTAATGTAGTTGTTTCACAACCTATATCTGGTTTACAACAACCAATTCCTACACACCAGTCCAGTAGAGCAGATTATGTTCAAGTAAATAATGCTATGAAACAACCAGCACAACAACAACAACAACAAGAAACTATGCAAGGTAGTATGGGCGGAATGAATACACCTTTATTTAACGAACCTATGGCAGCCAATGGAGCGTTGGGAGGTGGTTTCGGAAGTGCATTTTAAATTTATAATCTAAAATGGAAATATTAATAAGTTTATTTATTAAATAATTTTATTAATCCTCAGTGTTTTCCAATTTCATTGCTTTTTTCAAACTTGTTTTTGCTGCTAATGTTTTTTTAAATTTTTCAACTACACGTTTATGTTCTTTCGGATTTGTCGAATTACCACCAATAGCATGAATTATACTTTGCCATTCTTTTAATAATTTTGGATTATCTAGATAATTGGGATGCAACTGTTCCCAAGCACCCAATTCGTGTATTTGTATAGTTGATACATTAGTCAACACTTTATCTACCTGTTCACCACCCTCATCTTTCATCCATTTATCATCTTCTTTTACATAAAATTGCATTCGTTTTTTATCACTACAATGTATTGGTCTTTCTTTGGGGTTTAAATCTTCTAATTGTTTTGTAAATATATTTTCAATTCCTTTAATATATCCATTATCCTTTGTATACATTAAATCTTCAATACTACAAGTTAAATTCTTAACAAAATCAGTTAAATTCATTGCATCTTTACAATGCTCGTTTAAATATACATTCACTGTAAGATTTTTATTATTACAATTATTATAATTATTACCCATTTTTCCAATATTTTCTGCGAACTTTTCTTGAGTTTTTTGTTGGGCTTTACATAATTCTAACATTCCTTTCATTAAATTAGATAATTCGCCTTGATCCTCTTTATCTTTGTTTTCTTTGTTTTCTTTTTTAATAACTTCATCGAAATTATTGTTTGATTTGTTTGTATAATTCAAACATTTTTTCTTTTTTATATGATAATGCAGTCCTTGTCGTGTGGTATATTTTTTATTACATCCTGGACATTTAAAAACGGCGGCACTTCGGCTGCACTGCTTTGGCACTTTTTTACAAAGTTTTGACGATAATCGCATGTGTTTTTTAGACTGTAAATGTTTTTCAAAATGCGATTTATGAGACGTATTATAATCACAAGCTCCACAAAAAAAACAATCTGTTAAAAACGGCACCAAATTTACACTTTTGACCATTCTCTTTACACTTTCTTTACATTATATTTTTGTCTCTAAATATTTTTATCAAAATGTCCTATTTTTCATGGATTTAGTTCCTTTTTTAAAGTTCCTTTTTTTCAGCTTACCATAACTTCCCTACATCAATTTTTCAAAAAAAAATGGGATTTACCTAGAACATTGTAGTAATCGCTTAAAAAAAGGCACTAAATCGAGCAGTTTTTTTGTTGTAAACTCTCTCTCATGTACAAAAAATAGACATTTAATAAATGTCCAAAAATGGATTTCCAAAATACTTTTGAGAAAAAAAACGCTCGATTTAGTTCCGTTTTTTTAGTGCCTTTTTTTAGAAATATAATAGATATAAAAACATTCTATATATATATAAAATATTATGGATGGTGACGGAGATCAAAAAATTAATGATTTATTAAATGCTCTGGAAAACGACGGCAATACCAGTATCATGAAATTAAATAATAGAAAAATAAAAACAATAAAAAATAATGTTCTTCAACAATTACCATTGGATGGTGATATTATAAAAACATATCATAAAAAATTAAAAGAATATAGATATTGTGATGAATTTCCCGATATACAAATGGGTTATTATTGTAGATGGATTAATTTAAATAATTCGAGTAAAATCCATTTAACAAATGGAGGTATAATAATAGATATTAAAATGTATGACGATGGATTACAACTTGTTTGCAAAAATAATAGAAACATGGTGATGCAAATAAAATTTAATGAAATAATGTTGTTTCAAAAGCTTAGTAATCAAGAAAAGGTTATTCTAAGTGTTCTTGATTATTTGGATAAATAATTATATAAACATTATATATGAAGCGCATAGCTGTAATATTTGATTTGGATGAAACAATAGGTTATTTTGGAGATGTTGCCGTATTCATAGAAGCATATGAAAAATATAGAAATGTAAGCGGCAATATAAGCGATGAAGAATTATTTATCGTTTTCAATACTATACCAGAACTATTTAGAAAAGGTATTTTTGATATATTTAGATTATTGAGAAATTTCAAAAAAAACAACAACGATAAAAAAAATAGAGATGATAAAATGCGAGTATTGATTTATACTAATAACATGGGTCCAAAAACGTGGGTTTATTCTATTAAACGATATATTGAAGAAAAAATAGAATATAAACTATTTGACCGTGTAATAGCAGCATGGAAAGTAGATGGGAAAAAATATGAAGAAAAACGCACATCTCATGATAAAAAATATGAAGATTTAATCGAGATATCAAATGAATTAAAAAATTATAAAATATGTTTTTTAGACGATCAATTCCATCCGGAAATGAAACATGAAAAAATAGAGTATTTACGATTGATACCTTATAAATATAAATTAACCGATGATGAATTTATGAATAAATTCCTCAATTCTAAATTAATGAAAGACATTGATGACAAGAAAAAATTTAAAGAATTTTGTGAAACGCATTTTCAAAAAAAATTTAACATTATCGATAAAGTCCCAGATAAAAAACCAAAAATGGATAAACCTGAAAAGCTATTCAAGGAAATAAAAGAATTTGTAAAAGCACCAGAAGAAAAACAAGAAGAGCCAATTAAACAAAAACCAAAAAAAACGCGTAGAAAAAGAAGACGGAAAAAACGCACAAAACGTCGTTAATCACTATTAAAAAATATTAATATTGATTAACTTATTGAATTATAATTAATTATTTCTGAACGTTCTGCTCGTTCTTTTGTTATAACACCTAAACCATAACATTCCATACAGGTATCATAATTGCCGTATTTATATTTATTCTGACAGGAATAGCAAAATTTACAAGGCAAACATCCACAACCAGATTGAACTTCTGAAGGAATTAATCCACTACCTTTACACCGCGAACATCTAATAATATTTGGAGCCAATTTATTACACTTGGCTAAGTTGGTAGGTGTTAAATCTTTATACATTGACATATATTTATAATTTAGATATTAAATTATTGATAATTTTATAAGCCAAATTGAATGAAATTCTTTTTCTAGCAATAGAATTACTTTCCCTATAATTAGTTAGAAATAAACTATGATAAAATTTTCTTTTGAATGTCATATAAATATTGAATCTTTCTGATAACAATCGCTGTTGTTCCATTGATAATCGTGGTTTAATTATTAATGTAGCATATGAACGAGCAGTGCAGTTTGGTGTGTTATCGATGAATATGTTTTCATCTTTTACTAAAGATAGGGATATTTTACTATTTAGATTATCATCTATACATTTCAATAACAAATTTGTAATAAAAGGAGTATTTGAAATTTGGTTTTTACTTGTTAATCGTTCTACTTTAATATTAGGATTTTGTTTTAATAAATATATATCTCCACCAATAATATAATTGTTTTTATCATTTAAATTAAATATCAAATTTTTTTTTATAGGATAAATGTTTGTATTAATAGAATCAACTTTATTATCATATATTTTTTCAAATTGAAATGAACATACAGTATATGATGTATCAATAAATACTTTTTCTTCAAATATATTTAGTTTTATTATATTAAATACATTTAAAAATTCTTTACGCAATTGTGCATCCGATTTTCGAATTGAACACCAAAAATTTAGCGGTATGATAATTATACCACCAAGTGGTGGGTCATTGATTAATTGTAAAATAAAACATTTATACAAATCATTGATTTTATATTTATCAAATAAACTTTTATCTGCACATTTATTTCTGGCAAGATATGGTGGATTTGTAATGACAAATTTATTTTTATAACTAGGGGGGTCGAGTAAGGTATCTTTCTTAATGATATCGGGTAATTTAGGGTCTATGTCATATTTTTCAATAACCGTTCTTTTTTTTATATTTTCAAATTTCAATAAATCACAATTACCAGCAAAGGGTTCAATTATATTTACTATATGTTTCGGAATAAATAAATTCTGTAAAATATATTTGTAATTAGTAGTATAAAATTGTCCCAATTGTTGTTTTTTTTTCATAATTAATTTAATAATAATAAATAATTATTAAATCAATTTATTTATTAATAAGTTAATATATCTCTTTGTTTGGTGTATTAGTAAACATACTTTTTTTATAAATATTTAATGTTCTAGCACTAGAATCTGTTGCATCAACGAAATTGGGCATCCAAAAATGAGGTATGTTAGTCTCTTGACCCTTAAAGTATTTGTTGAATACCATTCTATAATGTAGTTGCTCCAAAGTTTTCGGACGATTGTGCTCTGAAATTTTTAATAGCTTACAATGTTTTTCTACATATTTTTCTTCCGAAATTTCTTTTGGAAGGGTAAACAACTTTTTGCAATATTCTTTTATAATTGTATGCCATGAACGAGTATGTTTACTAACACCATCACTGAAAGCTTCTTTGGTTCTATATAAAACCTCGCGTGGCAACAAATTTTCATTTTCGAATGCTTTCCTAAGTAAATATTTTTCACAAACACTGTTTTTTGCGTGAAATCTGAAATCAGGCGGAATGGATAAATATGTTTGAACAAACGACCTGTCTAAAAATGGTGTTCTAGCTTCCAATCCATTACTAGATATACTACGGTCAGACCTAAGAACATCAAAAAAATGTATATTTGATAGTAATTTACGACATTCTTGATCAAATGAAATTTCATCTGGTGCTAACCCCATGTATAAATAACCGCCAGTTACTTCATCACTACCATCACCATTGAAAACAACTTTTGCATCACTATTTTTTTTTATATATTCAGCTATCATCCAATTACCAACACTAGCTCTAACACTAGTTGTATCATACGATTCGATTGTATAAATGACAAATTCTATTGCTTTTAAAAAATCATTTTCTGAGACAACAATGCTATGGTGTTCTGAATCAATATGTTGTGCTACCAATTTAGCATATTTTAAATCTTCGGACCCCTCAAATCCAATACTCCAAGTATGTATCTTTTTATTATAATCACGTCTATATATTTTAGAAACTAACCCCGCAATTAAACTACTATCTAATCCACCAGATAACAAACAACAAATTTCTCTATCAGTATTACATACTCTTTTTTCAACAGCATTTTTTAATGAATTATATATAGTTAAACATGCTGTCTCTTCACTTGTTATATTATAATTAATACTTGCATTTGGTAAAGAAAAAGTTTGTTGAAATGTACTCAATGACCACAAATTATTTTTTTTATTCCATGTAAATGTGGAATAAGTCCCTGGTTGATATTGGTTAATTTTATATACATCACAATCCAATGGGGTATTAATATCAATTAATTGTTTCATTTCAGACGCAAAACCATATGAATCTAACCATGTATGTTGTGTATCATATGGCGTTAAATCATACCCCCGCCAATGCACTTCTTTTTTTTCATTTTTTCCAATATATCGAATACGTGTAAAAAATAATGGTCTAATACCATATGTATCACGTGCGACATACATTTTAGGGTCATTTTTATTTTTAAAATCAAACAGCATAAAAGCAAATACGCCATCTAGTATTTGCAATGTTTGTTTAATACCATATTTTAAATAGGCGTGTATAATTACTTCACAATCTGAATCGCCTTGTGGTGTAATATTCATTGAATTATAAATTTGTTTATGATTATAAATTTCACCATTGCAAATCAAAACAATATTATTAGATTCTAATGGTTGACTTGAATTAGGATCTTCAAAACCATTAATAGCCAATCTATGAAAACCAATATATAAATCATAGTCTTCCATTATTTTTTCAGTTGTTTCTTCAGGTCCTCTCAAATTACCTTTTAAAAAACCATTCCTGATGTTTTTTAAATCTAACCCCTGCCTCTTATGATTTAGAAATGAATATATTCCACACATAATAATATTAGTATATATATATATTTTTTTATGTAGATTTAAAATATAAATTAATATATATATATAAATGGGGACACATATGAATGATGTATATTATTGCAATTTAAAAAGAAATGAATATTTAAATGGTGAGATTTTTATAAGGAATAGAGCCAGTGAAGATTTAGAACAAACATTTTTTGAAGGTCCAGTTCAAACAAGGTATGTAAAATTTCCTATGTTAGACTGTAGGAATAAATCAAGTGTTCCAATTAAGCAATTACCAAATTACAATACGAAACGTCTTTTTAATCCTGGATATAGGGGTGCTTATAGTGGATATAATGTCGAAACCGAATCACAATTAATGAATAAATTTGATGTATTACAAAAATGTACACAAAGAAATTATGTTCCAAGTTCTACAAGTGATTTGTTTCACAATGAATATTTAATTCCTACCAATAAACAACCATATAAACGCACTATTATAGAAAATGTTGAATCTTTTAATCGTTTTAATCCAAATAAATGTGGTGCTGAAATAAATTTAGGTGGTAATGTGTTTAATAATCATACTAGACAACAAACAAAAAATTTAAAGTTTGATTCTATGAAAAAAAATAATTAGACATGTCATAATGGATATTTCTTGTGATAAATTAAATTTATTATATTTAACTAACCAAACATATCAAAATAAATATAATAAATTAGAAAAAGTCAAAACAAACACATCAGCAAAATTCGTAGATGATACGGATATAGAATTTTATAGAAAACGCATATTCCAATTAACAAAAGAATTATTACGAGGTAAAAATATTAATCCATTAATTAACGATAGTTTTAAGAATTTTGCCTCTATTTGTATTAATCATTTTCAATTTGAAGACGCGAAGGAAATATATCAGAAACAATATGAAAATATAAATTTAAAAAAAAAAAATTTAGATTTAAGTTTCAATGAAAAAGAAGTTAATAAATTTATGATGAAAAGTGAAAAACCACAAGAACCGAAGTCAATAAAAGATTTTTTGAATGTAAAGTCAACATATAAACAAAAACGTAGAAAAATACCTATACCAAAAAGAAAAAAGATAGATTTTAAAAATGAGAAGTTTAGAACAAAGGGTATAGAAAATAAAAAATAATCTACCTAAAATATAAGTATGAGTATGAGTTCAAGTCCCAGACACGATGCTGATGATGAAACTTCTTTTGATATTGATGGAGATGATGCTTTTAAAATTGGTGATAAAGTGATTGTTCGTAAAAGTAGAGTCAATAAAGATTCGTTAATCAATAACATTTATATGTTTTATGGGAAGGTGGTAGGATCTACAATGTGTAAACCCGAAAAAGATAAAACGTCTGATCATTATAAGAATTCTTATTGTGTTGAAATTATTAAATATCGTACAAATAAAGACAATTTTAAGGAAGAGCCAGAAATACCCGGTGTTGAATCTAAGTTGATATGGGCACATCCAAATGAAATATTTGAATATTATGGAGAGCAAGTGTCATTGGAATCATTAAAAGATGCATCGAGAATGACAAAATCTTGGCATAGTAATAAAGAATTGAAATCTATGCGGAATGCGCAAGAATTGCGCGATAAATTTGAAAAGGAAAAAGAAAATCAGGATGCATTTGGAAAACAAATAGATGAACTGGGCGGTTTGCTATTTCCTATGGATGGGGGTAGACGTAAACGAAAAAGACGACGTAAACGCACTAAAAAAAGAGGAAGAAAAACACGTAAGAAAAAACGAGAACGTAGACGAACAAAAAAGCTAAGTAATGGAAAAGATGATAGGTGTGCTCCAAAGAAAAAGACGACGTAAACGCACTAAAAAAAGAGGAAGAAAAACACGTAAGAAAAAACGAGAACGTAGACGAACAAAAAAGCTAAGTAATGGAAAAGATGATAGGTGTGCTCCAAAGAACAAGAGTGATAGATTACCATATACTTGTTATACTAAAGAAGATTTGCATAAGTTGAAAAATATTTGGAATTCTAGGCATCCTGATGTGAAAATATTATCAAACGACCCAAAAGAAATATGGAAAGGATTGAAAGTTAATTTAGGCAATAGTTGTAAAAGAGAATCTTGTTGGTTGGACCAACAATTTATAAAGAATAATATAGATAAATCGATATTAAAAAATACTTTTAGACCCCAAAGACCAAAACAATGGAAAAAAAATCCGGATGAATGGTTAAATAGTGTTGATATAATGAAATTTATGAAACAATATGAAAATTTACATAAAGATTTTGATTTTATGGGTCCATCTCCAATAGATTATGATACACATTTAGTATCCGATGAGTGTGTATGGGAGGAATTATGTAAATTTAATTTAAAAAAAATAATTAATTCAGGTAAAACAAAAATAGGAATAATCTTTAATTTAGATCCCCATTTTAAAGGTGGGTCTCATTGGGTAGGTTTATTTATCAATACAAAGAAAAAATGTATTTATTATTTTGATAGCTATGGAGAACGTATACCAAGCAGAATAAATAAATTTGTAAAAACAGTAATAAATCAATCAAGTAATATAGGAAAACAATATAATTTTAAAGAAAATAAAATGAGACATCAGTATAGTAATACTGAGTGTGGAATGTTTTGTTTACATTTTATTAGGTCAATGATATTATATGATAATTGGAAAGAATTGACAACAAAAAAATTAACGGACAAGGAAATGTTAAGATTAAGAAAAGTATATTATAATCCATAAAAAATATAAATATTAATTTATATTTTTTATATAATGACTAACATTTCTTCGAAAGAAAATATGAATGTGATAATGGATATATTTGATGAAATATTAAAAAAACAAAATTTAAAGTATTTAACAAAAGATATGAAACAATTTACATATAATAGATGTCAATGGTATCATAAAAATAGACTGAAATATAATGGTTTAAAAGAAATGAATAAACGTGTTATTCAAGAAGGATATTCGTATCTACAAAATAAAAGACAACAAACAGCGAATCCAAATAATTTATCTAATTTACATTCAAAGCAAGGACAAGATTTTGAACTAAGGTTAAAAGACCATCAAGAAAACTTTAATACTTTAATAAATGGTAATAAACCGGATGAAATAGATTTTACTGATAATGTTGAAGAAGAAACGATAGATACAAATAATATGAGTTATATTATGTCTCAAACCTTAGCAGATAGAGAAAAAGAATTGAATAATATAACTAATAAATATTCCGAGACAAACAAAGCACAGGCTGAAAAATGGTTAAATTCTGAAAAGCCAAATATCAAATTAAATATAAAAGAACCGGTTAGTTTGGAGTCAGATATAACTCATATTAATAGAAATGAAAATATAAATAATACACAAAAAAAAAATAGAAAAGTTAGATTTAATGATGATATAAACGATACCGATTTTGTGAATGAAATTAAAGAATTTATAAAAGCACAGCAAAACAATTCTATATATATAGATATTGTAGATAAATTAGATGCGATAGTAAAAAATCAAACAATAATTATGAAACATCTTGGGATAGAAAAAAAACAGAATCCCACGTCTATATTAAAAAAATCGTGATTATGAATGAAATTCTTTATATATTATTTTGGCTTTACCTTGTATTTTTTTTACTACCCCCATTTCATTTGTAATATCTCTCCTGGCGTCATCGAGGTCATATAAAATCATAATAATATCTGGTTTTGATTTATCTTTATTTTTAGTTACGGCAAATTCTTTACCATCGTTTGGATTCTTCCATTTCTTCCATTTAAAAGATGTTTGTGTTCTATTTCTTTTAAATGTCTCGTCGTCTTCATCTGGATGGTCCCAGTCTGGGATATAAGACCATTTTTTAAAATCTGTAGTATTGAATTTAAAACATTTTAAATTCTCTCCACTTGTTTTAGAATGAACTGTGCAATCGATACTACTTTCTTTCATTGCATTAAGAATACTTTTGTTTGTTTTTTGTTTTATTTGTGAAATTTCCCATAAGGCTTCATCCGTTGTTAATACTTTTTTTTTGCCCCCATATTCGATTTTACTTTTATCGTTTTCTTTGCAATCTTTAGTTAATAATCCCATTAATTCTTCAGAATAGGTCATTAAATATAAATAAACAGAAACGTCGCGTTCATCGTCGGTTAAATCCTGATGACTACAAATTCTTCTAGCACGTCCAATTACTTGTTCTGTTCTAACGGGATGCCAATAAGGTTCAATTAAATGAACGTGTCTCACATTTTTAAGTGTAATACCTTCAGCCCCACTACTAGTAATCATCATTATTTGAACTATTCCCCCACGGTGATTATTATCGTATATTTTTTTTAATTCAGTTGCCAAATTAATATCTATTTTCTTCCAATCGCTATTAAAAATATTTCTTATTACTTCTTTTTTATCATCTTCTTCTTTACCGGTATATAAACAAAACATTTTTTTACCCAAATCGTTTTCAGAGATATTTAATTTCCATTCACCGTTAATATTTTTTTTAATATCGAAGTGAGCATAACCATTTTCTTCTAGTATTGTTTTTATTAATTCAATGCCCTCTAAACTTCTGAATTGTGAATAAATTAAATGCAATCCAGTTGGATTTTCTTTTAATATTTGATATAATTTAAAAAATTTTGGACTGCAATTTTGTAAATCGCCATTTACCTTTAAAGGTAAAATACGTTTCCCAGTGTCTTCAATTACTATACCTTCTTTTAATTTATCTATTGATTCTGCGATTCTGTCTGAATAAGTTGAACCCATATCATTTATGTTTTTTTTTAAAACTCTTGCGTCATCTAAGTCGAAATCGCTACCGGTTTTTTCAATTTGTTCATCTATATTTGTTGCATCGATTAGATCTTCGTTTATATTTCCTGAATTAACAGCGTCTTCAATTGTGCCATATTTATCTGGCATAGGTCTTTCTAGTCCGTCAGGAAATACAAAATTACAAAATAAACGAGAAAAAATCCTATATGAACTCGAAGTTTCAGCGTGAACATCTTTCATTCTTTTTTTTGCATTTCTTTTTGCCTCTGACCTTTCGCTTGATCGAGCTTTTTCATAAATATCCAATTGATGATGACTCATTGGTATTTTTATTTCCCTGATAGTTCCTAATTTGGGTAATAATTGTTCTGATGCGCTTCTAAAATAAGATGTTAGACCCAATATGCGCCTTTTAAATTTAATTGGATTAATCAATTGTCCTTTTTTTTCACTATCTGTAGAATCAATAAAATTTTTCTTGAATTCATCAATATTGTCGGGTAATACAGTATTTGTATCCATTCCTGAATATTTTATAGAAATACCTTTATTTTCCAAAGAATCAATAATCATTTTTTTAAATAATTCATCATCTATACTGCTTTTTATATCAAAAATTTTTTGTAGTTTTTTATTGTTTATAAAATGGAAAGGATTTCTAGTGATTTTTAACTCATTGGATTGTCCTCGTTTTACTCCTTTATAAGAAATATAATCTTCTATACCAACATCCTTTAAATATGTTTGTATCATTTCCTCATCGAGTTTGCTTTGGTGTTGTATAATTGAAAATTTGAATGTTTTGATATTCCCCCTTAAAATATTAAATAATATAGAAATTTCATTTGGGTAATTTATAATGGGTGTTCCAGTTAAAAAGACAATTCTACAATTAATGGCTTCTTTTAAATAATTATATAATTTTAAGGACAATTGTTTTTTATCCTTAGATTTTAATTTATTTACTATTCTACTTATAAAATTGTGAGCTTCATCAATAATAATAACTTTATTATTGAATATATTTTTATTTCCTGTTTCTTCATAAGCTTCTGTTTCTAATGATAATAATTTTGCTTTTCTTAATCCATTATACGAAATAAATTGATATTTATACATAATTTGTGCTTCTATTTGTTTATTTAATTGTTGTTTTTCATTATTATTCATTTCTTCGTAGTTTGGTTTTTTCTTTGTATTAACTAGATATAGACCTTTATTTTTTTTCATGGTCCATTCACCTCTATTTCCCGTATCAACATTAAGTGATAATAACGCGGATAGTTCTTTTAATTGGACTGTGTTTAATTTATTATATGGTATCCATTCCCAATGTTGATTTAAACGCCACAATGGATCTCCGCAAATTTTAAGTTCCTCTACATAATTTTTTTTAAGGGAAGCGGGTGTCATAACAATTATTTTTTTATTGAATTTTAATCCTTCTGCTATGGCAATTGAAGCGCAAGTTTTTCCTGCCCCCAAACCATGATATAATAATAGACCTCTATATGGTGAATATACATTCATATATTCTTTTATAATTTTTTGATGTATCAATAAAGAAAAAGCACCCTTCTTTGTTGCTTCTAAAGAATCACAAGTTACTGGATTTTTTCCATCTAATTCTTTTTCATATTTTTTAAATACGGTATCTATAAATTTTGAAAATACTTGTTTATTTGCCATATAGTATGGTGGACCTTTAATAGTAATATCGGGCACGGATTCTTGTTTTGGCAAACGTTCTTTTATGGGTATATCATCAAATTCAACAGCTTCATCAGATAATTCTTGAACCAATCCAATATCACCCGGTATTGATTTTTGTTTTTTAATAATTGTTTTCCCGTCTTTTACACCCAAAACATATGATTTTTTTCTTTTTATTTTTTTAACTTTTCTTTTTTTTAGTGATTTAACAGATTCTTCTTCGGGTTCTATAACACTTAGTCTTGTTATTGGTTGAACTTGTTTTCTTTTTTTTAATTTTTCTCGAAAAGATATGGCATCGTGGTCAGTATCTTTTTTTATTTCTATTTTAGTAGTTATTTCTATTTGACCGGGTAAAAGTATTTGAACTTTTTGAAAGTCAAGTGGTTCTTTTTTTTTTTTTAATTGTTCTAAAATACTCGTTGACATCTATAGTAATTATTCATATTTAATTTTTAAATTCATTTATTTTTTCAACTGCTAATCGACAAGCTTCTTGTTCCGCCTTTTTCTTAATTTTATGTTTAGATTCTCCTAGAAAAACTACCCAACCATTTTCATCTATATTTGCGGATACAATATGCAAATCTTCATGTTCTTCCCATGCCAATCTAATATTTTCCAAAATGTCATTTGTTGGTTCAAAGGTATGATTAACTTTTATAATTTTTGGTGCAAAATCATCTAATGTTTTTACTCTATGATGTTTTGGGTCAATAGTATGTGCTTCTCGATTAATGCATAAATAAACTCCCATATGATAACCTTCATCATCGTCCGGTTCGGACATTTCTACATAATGCGGTGTAACTTGAAATTTCTTTTGCAATAATACTTGTAAGATATTTTTATAATTATCATTGGTTTGTAATAATTCATTCCAATTGACGTGATTATCAAATACGGTTTCTACAAATATTTGAGCGATTTGAAAACCAGGTCCCGTGACAAATACTTTATCAAACCATTTGTCGTCATCGCGAATATCTATTTTGTTAAAATCTAAAAATAAAGCTCCCAAAAAACTTTCAAAAAGACAACCTAATTTTTTAAGATTTGTTCTTGTTTTTTTTTCTTCAGCATTTGCTGATACAATATACCATTTATTAAGACCCATTTCATATGCCATTTTACCAATAGATTCATTTTTTACCAATGCAATTTTTTTCTCGGTCATAAAACCTTCATTTTCTTTTGGAAAACGTCTATATAAATAATATTTAGTGATACATTCTAATACACCATCACCTAGAAATTCAAGGCGTTCATTTGATTTTGTTTTGAGCGGTAGACAATCGTCCGGTTGTTCGGCTATAATAACACCATTCTCTTCATTTTCGATTTTCGGTCTTTTACAATAAGATTTATGAACAAAAGCTCTTTTATATAGCTTTATGTTATGCACCTTATCTGGAACACCATATTTCTTTAAAATAGCAGAAACTTGAGCTTCTGATATTTCTATATTTCTCGAATTATAAGGATTAAAAATTAGTTCCTCATCGGAGTCCTTGTGAACATCTCCGTCGTTTAAAATTTCTTTATCTACGGCAACTTGCATATGTATACATTTGGGTCATTGCCTTTAATATCGTTTTTTATAATGTTTAGAATATATATATATATATATGGCGACGGGTTTGAATGCTCAACAAACGGAAGAACAAACAAAAGGCATAAAAAGACTTTGGTTAACCACGCATAATCAAGAGAATGAATTACAAGATTTATATCAAAAACACATATCAAAAAAACAAAGAACAACAGCAGCAGGTACTTGCATTCAATGGGTAGCAAAGAAGTTTTGTTATTCTGCCAGAACTGATAAAATGACTGTTGGTTTTGATACTATGGGTTTAGGTAGTAACCGTTCTAAATTTGAAGAAGGAATGTGTGACGGAGTTGGTGCTCAATGTAGGAAAGTAAATGGAGAACCTTATGGTTATACATGGAAGAAAGGTGAATCGTTTGCCGTAAATCCTTCAAATTGTGCTGTTGATCAAATTCCAGCACAAGATCTTCCAGATGGTGTCAAGCAAGAAATATTAAAATATGGAGGTATGAAATTACCCGATGTTATACCTAATAATAGACAAGCCGACAATAATGATTGGTGCAAATGGGAACAATGTAATTGTTGGTTATGCGGATTACCTTTATGTTTTGCGGATGCTTTGGGAGAAAAAGGAACATGGGACAACGATATTAAAATGAAACCGGAATGTGAACATAAATTACCTATTTTATTTTTAATTATGTATGGTGCTGGTCCAGCTACAAAAATCAACGCAACAGGAGAATTTGTATCAGATGCAAGTGATTTTCCTGGTTTTAATACAACGGTTATTGAAGTTGTTGAAAGTTCAGATACAGATAGAAGACTAGTAAGAGAACATACAAGACCCTTGGCAAAGTCAGCTGAGTTTATAAAATGGAAATGGGGTGTAAGAGGATGGTCATATGCTTGGTCTCATAGAGTATGTAATAAAATTAAAAGTGCAATGTGTTTTTTATCATTAACGGTTAATAATGTTGATGTTAATGGTGCAATGAAAGATAGATTGGAATATACAATTTTAGAAGACATGATTGAAAAATATGCTAATATAATTACAAGAAAAAAACCAACAAATACTCAACTTCATTCTGGATTGAAATATGGTATTTGGACGAATAAACAAGGTGATTGGAAAACAATACATAGAAGAGCCTTTTATAATTTTGATAGTACAGAAAGTGATTATGAACCTCATTTCGATGGATTACAAGTATGGAACAAAGAAGGTCATCCAATATATTATTTAGTTAATAGTGCTACTACAAATAGTAAAAAAAAATCTATAATTAAAAATTGGTTAAATGATAAACAAAATGGATGGAGAAATACTGTTATCTATAATTTAAAACAATCATTAATACCATTAACAGTGGAATTAAATAAAGGCATAGGAGGTGCTGAAATTTATTCTGTTCCATCGCAAAAAGCAATAATTAATAATATATGGTTAAATAAATATAGATTAGAATATTATATTAGAAAAATATTTAATAAAAGTAGTGGTCTTACTATTGAGCATAAAAAATATGCTGAATGGGAAAAAGTAAAGTCATCTTATTTAGTAATGCGTCAATGTATACTTGAGAATGGGGATATTACAGATACTCTAGAAGAATTAAAAGAATATTTTAATTCTATTTTTATTCAAGAAGAAGGTTTTGAACAACAATCCGGTGGCTGTTTCCCGTGGGAAAAATGTTTTGGAAAAAGAAAAAAAAGTGAAAAAGGTAGTGATTTAGAAAAACAAGCGTTGTTATCACTATCACCTATAAGGAAGAAACCACCCGGTAGTCCTTGGTCTTCTCCTGGATTAAGGAAACAAGCACAATCACAAGAAGAAGAAGAAGATGATGATTACGATGAATTTATTGATGTAAATATTATAAATATGTCTAATATTATGGGAACACTAATAGCTGGTAATTCCGATTTTGTAGGTTTTAATTGGGAAACAATTGGAGAAAATAGCGTAAAAAAGGCATTAAGAAAAATGGTATTAGATAGAAGAATAGTTGTATTACCCAAAAAAATAAAAGATGAAGATATAAAACATATAGAACAATTAGATATTGGATTAAATAAGGTATTAAATGATGATAAATTTTTTGATGGAGAATTAAGAATGGATATAACACAAGATGCTGATAATGAAGGGACCGATGCTGAATCACTTAATATATCAGGTAATATGGATAAATCAACTTGGTCAAGTCTTAACATTTCGTCTTTTACTGGTGATGGGAAAGTACCATCATCATCAGATAATGTACAAGGAGCAAATATAGGAAAATCCCCAGCTGAAATGGTAGATTTAATAGAAGATGAATTTAATATGGCTCAATTAAACAATTTAATAAAAGAATTGCCTTCACTACTAAGTAAGGGTGGCGCAAATAGTCAAATAACCAAAGAATATGCACAACAATATTTAAATGTGTTATTACAAAAAGGAATAAAGGAAGTTAATATGATTGAAAGTATTTTGTTAAACGAAGAAAAAACAAATATGGGAAAGGCATATGAAGATAAAATGTTTAATAAGGAACACAATCAAGAAATAGATAATGCCATTGAAATTTTACAAAACGTCTGGAGAAGAAGAAAACATACACAAGAACAGAGACGGGCGGATATTGATACGGCTGCTGTTAAAAAAGCATTCGAAGGTCATACACCAGAAGTGTTTAAAAAAGGACAAGGTGGAAAGGGTAAAACAAAAAAACGACGTAGAAAATCACGTAAAAAAACGCGTAAAAAATCACGCAAAAAAAAGCGAAAGAAAACACGTAAAAAAAAGCGTAAGAAAACCCGTAAAAGAAAATAAATAATTATTAAATTAATAAATATTTATTTAAACACATACCTTTTCTTCTCCATCACAATCACAATTATCACACGCATCACTGTCGCCATCCACATCATCCAAACTGGTGCATACATTTTTATCTTCTACCAAAACAGTTTTTCTGATGCGTTGACGCAATCTTTTTTCTACTTCGGCTTCTACTATACCATTTACAGTGGTTATAGTTAAAAAAGCTACTGCTGCTTGTGGTAATATCTCCAAATATGCGGATAATCCTGCCCCCAAAAATAATTGAACATGTTGTGGTGCGTTAATCAAATCATCATATACATGTTTCAAATCCAATTCGACACTTCGTTTAAATTCGTGCATAGCATAACCTATTTCTTCTCCATATTCTTCAAGTTTTTCACAATGAGTCATTTTTTTTTCGGATTCTTCAAAATCATTTGATTCCTCATCTGTTTCGTCAACGTCTTCGTCTTCCGTATCTTGTTGACATTCTCCGCTTTCTTCGCGTTCTTGTTTCAATTGTTGTTGTCGCTCTCCAGCTGCAATATGATGTAAAACATTTGGATCGGTTACTTGTGATTTAACATTTTCTGGTGTTAAATCTAATTCTTTTTCTGGGGTTGGTTTATCACCCCAAGCCCAAAACCACCCGTTACTCGGGGATGGTTCTAATTCTTTTTTTTTATCTTTATTTTTTTGTGGTATATCAATCGGTTCTGAAATTATTTTTTTATCTTCCATTATGTATTAATAATAGATAAATTTTTTAATATGTTTTTTTTAATGCATTTAAATACTTAACAATTTAAATACTTATATGAAGATAAAGGTCGATAATAGAGAACGTAGTTTAATAAAACTATTAAATGCACTAAAAACGCAATACGATTTTAATCATATTGAAATACAAATAGAAAAATTAGATATTGGTGATATAATAATCGAAAAAAAAGATTGTGAGTTGTTGATAGTGGAGAGAAAATCACTAAATGACCTAGCTAGTTCTATTAAAGATGGTCGTTATGATGAACAATCATTTCGATTGTCTAATTATAAAATACCTAATCACAATATTGTATATTTATTAGAAGGAAATATGTTTACATGGGAAGATAAAAGACGAAAAATGCAGTCAAAAACTTTATATACGTCGATGTTTAGTTTGAATTATTTTAAAGGTTTTAGTGTAATAAAAACAAATGATATTATGGAAACAGCAGAATATATATTGAGATTAACTGATAAATTATCACGAGAAAAATCAAAACAAGCATATTATTTACAAAAACAAGAAAGAATAGGACAAGATAAAAAATATTGCGAAGTGGTAAGTAAAGTAAAGAAAAATAATATTACTCCAGAAAATATTGGAGAGATTATCCTCAGTCAAATTCCAGGTGTTAATGCTACAACCTCTATGGCTGTTTTAAAAAAATATGGCTCATTATATAATTTATTAAAAGAATTGGATAAAAATCAATCTTGTTTGGATAATTTGAAATATGAATCAAAAAGTGGTGAAATGAGAAGAATATCAAAAACAAGCATTAGAAATATAGTTCAATATTTATTGTATCAAAAAAGCAATGTAATAAAAATAGCAACATAACTTTCTCTGTGTAATGTATATATGAAAAGCGAATTACTATTACAATATTTAGGATATTTAGCGATAGCATTGTTTTGTGGATATTTTATATACATTGTATTAAAAGTTCAATCAGATTATATGTTTGATTCAGTAGCAGGTGTTGAATCTTTTATAGGTGGCACCGTAATCGAAGGCATGCAAGTAACAGAACTCGAAAAAAAAAATTTTGAAACAGGAACACAACATTTAGATATAGCGATGGATTCATTGGATAAAGATTATTTTGCGAAACAAAAAGAATATTTAAACGGTATACCGCAAGATACTAAAGACAGTATATTGGAATTATATGATTTGTTTATCGAGGCGGTCGGAGTTGAGTTAATAACGAAGCAGGCAAGAGCAATTGGCGGGCTCAAGAGTGCAAAAAATGCTATGGCATTTTTAGGACCTTTTGATAAAGCATTTATGCATAAATTGCGTGAGAACGAAGACTTAAGAGATAAAGTATTAGAATTATTAGGAAGAAAAAAATAAATATATTTTTAATATTAATATATTTATTTAATTATTTACCACGATTATTATTTCGTTGATGTGGTTTTTGGCTATAGAATTGACTTTCTGTAAATGGGTTTAATGTTGACTCGCGTGTTCTACCATCATATTTACCAGATTTTAAAGCTTTATTCGTCATAGCATGACCACCCCAATTTTTTGCCATAGGGTTAGCACTTTGTGTACCACCATCTACAATATTGTCCATAGGCGTTTTTACACCTACATTTTGTTCATTGGGATCCATTCCTGTTAGCATGTTTTGGTTATAAACCGATTGGTCTTTTCTTGCATCGGGTATATAAACAGGGTCGGGATTTATTATTTTAGGAGGACCAACGCTTCTTAATCCAATGGCAGGGTCTATTGGATCATCCAATACCCTTAAACCTTTACCGCCCTGAGCTGTTTCTGTTTCTTGTAAATATAAAATCGGACACGTTTGTTTTTCATTTTGTTTTTGAAATTTTACAAATTCAGCATATTCTTCTAAATTATCGAATTTTACAGGATTTACACCCGGAACTTCGGGTTTATCGGAATATACTAAATGCAATTCTTTTCCTTTGCGTATCAACATATTTGGACAACTACTTCTTAAATTCATTCCTTCGATGACATCATTGTGTCCATATTTTAAACAAAAGACTAACCCTAATCCAAATAAAACTATTAAACTTATTTCTGTTTTATTCATGTTCATAATTCGTGTTGATATTTTCATGTGTTTATATATATATATTTGTAAAATTAATTTTCTCTCCATAATTTATATAAATGAGTTCTAAAGTAAAAGAAATCAATAATTCATTAAAAGAAGGTCCATTAATTATAGGGTATTTTATGGTTGGTTGTCATTGGTGCGATGAATTAAAACCAATATGGAAAAAATTACAGAAAAAATATTCATCAAACACAATAAAAGATATAACAGTATCCCCTTCAAATCCAACAGCATTAAATGGATTAAATTGTGATACTAGCGATACAACAAAAGGTTTTCCATGTATATGTGCTTATATAAATGGAAATAAACAAGCTTGTTTTAAAGGAAATAGAACCGAAGAGACATTAACTAATTTTATCGATAAATATGTAAAAAAAAAGAATAGTGCAAAGGGTTCTAGAAGTAAAAGACAATATAAAACTACTAAAACAAAAAGAAAAAAAAGAAGAAGAAAACAAAATAAAACAAAGAAAAAGAAAAAAGGCAGAAGAAGAAAAAGCAGTAAAGCTAGAAGCGCATTTTATAAAAAATTAAACAAACGAATAAAAAAGAAAAAAAGAAATTAATTTGTTAAATATTTTTTTAGATTAGGAATAATTGGCGTTAAACTAAAAATAGGGGCGCCCAAAAATGCTTGGTTTATACTGTCTGTTAATGCTGGTCTATTACCCTCTACCACATGTCCCATAAATTGTAAAGCCCAAGAAAAAAGAAACAATGAAGAGGTCTGTTTAAAATTTATTTTTTTATTTACTACCAGCCAATTACTCAACCAATTTAAAAATGTTAAATAAATTTGCATTACAAACCCTGGATAAAACCCATAACTGTAATAATAAAATATATAATAACTTAACAACACATTATTAAAACCCAATCCTGAATTTTTAAAGTCTAAGCCACAAATTTGTCCAGAATAGCCAATATAAAAATCTCTAAACAAAATTAATGTGGATAATACTATACTTGGAATACCCAATAAATGAAAAAACTTATTTATTGGATGTGTATGATACGAATTATAAAATTCAAATGTATTTTGTGAAATACATGTTTGATTATTCATTTAAATAAATACTTTTCATGTTTCTAAGTATTTTTAAAATTACATTTCGTCGATGCGCTTCTTCAAAATGGTTTCAATTAAACTATTTGGAGAGAATTTGTCCCAACGGGTATAAATAGTATTTATACATTTACATAGCGGACATTCACACGTGCTCAATGTAAATTCTCCTTCTTCAGAATCAAATGAAACAGCTTCATCTTCGTCGGACGATTCTGCTTCTTCGTCGAAAGTTTCCTTAAACTTTTGTATTTCGGCTTCCATATCGCGTGATTTCAAACACATTGTTTCCATGATAAGTGCTCTTTTGATATCTTCCGTTGTTAAAACATTTCTATTGCAATGTTTTACGTATAAAGATGCGTGCTGTATTGCATTTGCGGCATAAGTTCCGACCAAATATTCTATATTCTCTTGTGTGTTATCTGGTTGAACAAGATTATCATGTCCAGATTTCATAAAGGTGTAATCGTTTTTATCAGCCATTTTATATAGTTTTATGAATGTTTTTTTATTTCTTTTTTCATCTTCAATTTAAATATTTGATATAATTAAATTGATTTAAATCGTGTTAAATATAACTTAATTAAAAATGAACTCGACTTGTAAATTATATGATTTCAAAATATATGATGAAAATGTAGGTGATGAATGGGATGAAAATACCGGTAAAAAAATATGGGGTGATAGAAAACAACTAAAGGTGAGAATGTTTGGTATGAACGAAGCAGGAGAAACATTTTCCATCATAGTTGAAAATTTTAAACCTTACTTTTATTTAAAAGTTCCAAATAATTGGAGTATAGCCGATAAAAATAAGTTCGTCTCTGAGTTAAAAAAATTAGACGCATTAAAATTTTATAAAAATTCAATAGTTGATTGTAAATTAGTGAAAAAAAGAAAGTTGTATGGTTTTGATACAGGTAAATTACACAAGTTTATTCTTTTGAAATTCAAAAATAATTCGGTTTTAAATAAAGTGAAAGGTTTGTGGTATACAAATGAAGAAGATTATAGAGAAAGAAAATTAAAAAAAGAAGGATATGATTATAATGGTCATAACATTCAATTATATGAAGCGTCTTTACCAGCTTTATTAAGGTTGTTCCATATAACTGAAATAAGTCCAAGTGGTTGGATATCTTTGAAAAATTTTGATGTTGTTCAAATTAAAGAAACAAGTTGCACTCACGAATTTCGAACATGTTATAAAAATATAATTCCTATGCCCGAAAAAGAAGACCCAATACCATTGAAGGTAATGAGTTGGGATATCGAAGCTTCTTCAAGTCATGGGGATTTTCCATTAGCAATTAAAACATATAAAAAAATGATAGCTGAAATAGTGCAATATTGGACACATAAAAATAATAAAGAAGATATCAAAATATTAAATATAAATGATAAAAAAGAATTATTTAAACGACTTGTATTTAGTGCATTTGAGTATGATAATATTGAAAAAATAAGTAAAATTTATATTAAAAATTCAAAAACAAATATGCCTACTAAAGCAGAATTGGATGCTAAATTAAATAAATTATTAAATGATGATAAACTTACAATATCTCATTTAATTTGGCATAAACCAGAAGAAGTAAACATGTATGGTAAACTTACACCGGAAGGCAAGGCATTCAAGCGAGAAAAAGGATTACTGAATTGGAAATGTCCTAAGGAGTGTAAAAAAAAGGGGTTTATGAATTGTTTAAATTATAAATTTGATAAATCGAATAAAATAGATGTTTTATCGGGTGTATTCGATATATTGACAGGGAATGATGCGAGATATTGTCAATTCCCAAAAGTAAAAGGTGATACAACAACGTTTATAGGAAGCACATTTCAAAAATTAGGTGAAACAGATCAATATTTAAATCATATGGCAGTAGTTGGTAAATGTTCTGATATTCCAGAAGTTCCAAATAGAAGAATAGATAGTTTTAAAAGTGAAAGAAAATTATTAAAAGGATGGATAAATTTAATAAGAAAAGAAGACCCAGATGTTATAATTGGTTATAACACTTTTGGTTTTGATTGGCGGTTTTTAATAGACAGAGCAAAAGAATTAAATTGTTATGAAGACTTTTTAAAAATGTCAAAATTAAAAGATAAAAAATGTCAAGTGAAAGATACTAATGTTACAGTAGCGAGTGGAACATATGAATTAAAGTATGTAAAAATAGATGGTCGTGTGCAATTAGATTTGTATAATCATTTTAGAAAAAATGCAAATTTAAACAGTTATAAATTAGACAATGTAGCGGCTGTTTATATAGGCGATACGGTTAACGATTATGAATATGATGAATCGACAGATACAACAACCATAAAAAGTAAAAATTTATTTGGTTTAAAAAATGGTCATTATATATCCATTGAATTGATTGGTCATTCTTCGGATATGTATAATGAAGGTGAAAAATTTAGTATTTTCGATTTATGTGATGATGGATTTAAAATAAAAGGGAAACTAACGATAACGCAAAAATATATAAAAATGAGATGGTGTTTGAATAAGGATGATATTACATTAGAAGAAATGTTTAATGCGAATACACCAGATAAAAGAGCAAAGGTGGCTAAATATTGTTTTCAGGATTGTAATCTAGTTCACAATTTAATGAACAAGAATGATATTTGGACGGAAATGAGTGAGTTGGCTGCCTTGTGTAGTATTCCAATTGATTTTGTAATTATTCGAGGTCAAGGTATTAAATTATTGAGTTATATAGCAAAGGAATGTCGAAAAAATAAAACGGTAATGCCCGTAATGGAAAAAGATGAAAATGATAAAGGTGGTTATGAAGGAGCAGTTTGCTTGCCTCCAAAATGCGGATTTTATGCCGAAGAACCCATAGCCGTAAATGATTATTCATCGCTATATCCTAGTTGTATGATAAGTGAAAATATATCGCACGATAGTAAAGTCTGGTCAAAAGAATACGATTTGGATGGCAAATTATTACCCGAAAAAACCATTGGTGAAAGAGATATGAGTGGTAATTTTATATATGACAATTTAGAAGAGTATAGTTATGTCAATGTAATGTATGATACATTTGAATATAAAAGATTGAAGGGAGAAAAATCAGCAGAAGAAAAAGTAAAAACCGGGCACAAGGTATGTAGATTTGCACAATTTCCTGATGGAAAAAAAGCTATTTTACCTGCCGTGTTGTCTGAATTATTACAATCCAGAAAAGCAACAAAAAAATTAATGAAAAAAACTTCCGATCCATTTATGAAAAATGTATACGATAAAAGACAATTATCAAAAAAGGTAGTTGCGAATTCATTATATGGACAATGTGGTTCAAAAACAAGTTCATTTTATGAAAAAGATATAGCTGCTTCAACCACTGCTGTGGGTAGAAAAATGTTGTTTTATGCTAAGAAAGTAGTAGAAGATTGTTATAAAAATAGAATTGTTGATACTAAATATGGTAAAATGAAAACAAAGGCGGAGTGCATATATGGCGATAGTGTAACACCCGATACACCCTTATTATTAAAAAATAAGAAAACTGGATTAATAGAATTTAAACAAATTGATAATTTATCAAACAATGAATGGAAACCATATGAAGGCTTTAAAGTTATGGAATCAAATAGAAGAGAAAAACAACAAAATATAGTAGATAATTATCAAATATATACATCGAAGGGTTGGTCAAATATAACGCGTGTAATACGACATAAAACAATAAAAAACATTTATAGAGTAACAACACATACGGGTATGGTAGACGTAACAGAAGATCATAGTTTATTGGATGAAAATAGCAAAATAGTAAAACCGACTCAAGTAAAGGCGGGGATGAAATTATTACATAATTATCCTCAATTTGAAAAAAAAGAGATTAAATTAAAAGACATATTGGATTACATAAAAAATATAGGAAAAATGTCGTTGTGTGAAAAAAAAGCATTTATATTAGGTTTCTTTTATGGAGACGGAAGTTGTGGAAAATATAATAGCAAGTCGGGAAATAAGTATACTTGGGCATTAAATCAAAAAAGTATGGAAATGTGTGTTATATTACAAAGTTTGTTAATAGAAATATATAACGAATCATTTAAAATAAATGATACGATAAAAAGTTCAGGAGTATATAAAATAGTACCTAATTGTGGAAATATAAAAAAATATGTTGAAATGTATAGGTCAATATGTTATAATAAGGATAAATATAAAATAATTCCAGTAGATATATTAAATGGTGAATATGATATACGATATGCTTATTTTGCGGGATATTTTGCGGCTGATGGAAGTAAATGTCCTGGTGAAAAAGCAAAAACAATTAGAATGTCTAATAAAGGAAAAATAGGTTCAGCTATGTTATATTATTTGGCAAGTTCGATAGGATTTAATGTATCAATAAATACAAGAAAAGATAAATTAAATATAACAAGATTAACATGTTCGAGTGGAAAACAAAGAAAAGCACAAAATGTTATAAAAAAGGTTGATTTAATATGTGAAAATGTTAACGAATTTGTTTATGATATAGAAACAGAAACGGGAAATTTTAACACCGGTTATGCTCTTATTGTAAAAAATACGGATTCAATCTTTTTCAAATTTGATTTGAAAGATATGAATGGTAATAAAGTAAAAGGCAAAAAGGCATTAGAAGTTACGATAGATTTATCCGTTAAAATAGAAAAAATGGCAAGCGATTTCTTAAAACCACCTCATTATTTAGAGTATGAAAAAACATTTATGCCGTTCTTGTTGTTATCGAAAAAACGATATGTTGGAATGTTGTATGAGCATGATATTAATAAATGTAAGCGCAAAGAAATGGGAATTGTATTAAAAAGGCGCGATAATGCTCCGTGTGTGAAGGATTGTTATGGTGGTATAGTGGATATTTTAATGAAAAAGAATGATGTATTGGAAGCAGTTAGATTTTTAAAACAATATTTAAACAATATGGTAAATGAAAAAATTAAATTAAATAAATTAATTATATCAAAATCATTGAAAGCGTTGTCATCATATAAAAATCCAGAACAAATAGCTCACGCTGTTTTGGCTGAAAGAATGGGTAAAAGAGATCCAGGCACAAAACCATCAACTGGTTCACGCGTCCCGTTTATATATATAGAAACAAGCGGTAAGGTAAAATTACAAGGCGATAGAATAGAGCATCCAGATTATGTCATAAAACACGGTTTAAATCCTGATTATACACATTATATTACAAATCAAATAATGAAGCCAGTTCAACAAATATTTGCTTTATTGTTGGATCAATTACCAGAATTTAAAAGTAAAATATCAGGACATAGACGTTTAATACGTGGAATTAGAAGAAAATATAAGGACGACCCTAAAAAAGAAAGAGAGAAAGTTGAAAAAGAATGTAATAAACACGTAAAAAAAATATTGTTTAATGAAAGTCTTAGGATAGCAAAAAACAAAAAAAATCGCCAAAAAACATTAATTAGTATGTGGGAT